TCCCGTAACCGGAACGTTTTGGCAATCGACTCAGCCCGTCTCTATCGCCACGATGCCGACAACGCCCGTGACCGGGACCTTCTGGCAGGTAACGCAGCCGGTATCTATAGCCTCGATGCCCTCAACCCCGGTAACGGGCACCTTTTGGCCGTATTCGCTCGGGACGAATGTTATGGCAAACAGCGTTCCGGTTACGGTGGCTTCGGACCAAGGGGCTCTCCCGGTGAGTTTCACGCAGCAAGCATTGCCGGCGAATCAGTCGGTCAATGTGACTCAGGTTGGAGGCGCGTCTCTAGCACTCGGGCAGACCACCAAAAGCGCCTCAGTTCCCGTTACTATGGCGAGCGATTCGGACGACGTAGACATCTCAATGTCGGACCCGAACTTCCCCCTGAATACTGCCTTCGTTTCCAGTTCCGGCGAGCAAATCACAGCGGACAATACGACTCGTGACCTCATGCTCGCAACGCTAGTAGAAATTAGGATTCAGAACGCCATTCTCATGGATGGCCTCAACTCGAGTTACAAAAATCTCGAACTCATGCGTAGCGACCCAGGTTACGGCGGACCCGCCCCGCTTTAGGAGAATAGGACACCATGCCACTTAATCAACTTCAGGTCGGCCCGGTCCCGGCAAGCGATGGAACGCCCGTAACCGCACGAGGCGGTAAAGCAGGCGAAGCGATCGTCCAGGAACTTCACGGTCGGTACTACGAGCAGACCTATCGTGGCAACGTCTTTTCGGCATCGAATCAGGCAACGGTTTCAGTCGGAGTCGGTCTCTCTACCACGGTTGCGACCCTTTCTCTCTCGAACGATTCCGGCTCGGGAAAGAACCTCGCGTTACTCAATGCTTCGTATGCGTTTGCTACAGCCCCGGCTGCGGCGGCGGTGGTATTTCTGGCTGGGCAGTTCAACGCCGGTACGAACGTCACGCACACAACGGCCGTTACGGTTCGCTCGAACTTCCTCAATACATCGGCTCAAGCGGTGGGCAAGGTTGATACAGTAGCGACATTGCCGACAGTGCCAGTTGTTTTCGATCCGCTCGTCAGCATTGAAGCGGCTAGTGCAATCACTCCACCAGTCGTCTCGAAAGAGTACGCAGGCAGCATCATCATTCCGCCTGGTGGGTATGTCGTCATCCAGGGGAACGCGGCGGCGGCTGGATTCTGCTCCTTCACCTGGGAGGAAAATAATCAATAGTGCCGTGGTCCTCAGATGCTAAGTCGCGCAATGCGGTCAGGGGATGCTATGGTGCGGCGGGGAAGAACCCAAAGAAGCGTGCTAAATGCCGGAAGATGGCTCACCACGCTCGCCTCTGGCGTAAGGGACGCATGAAGCACAAGCGTACCCTGAAACGCTCGCGCAAGATGGCGAGGCGGCGTTGAGGCGTTTCGTTGTTGCGGGGGTCTTCGCGTTCTTGGTCAGCATCGGCGTTGTCTCTAGCGCAACCATCCCGCTCTATACAGGCTCGATCAACGTTCCCGCCGGCGGTACAGCTACGTTTGCTGGCGCACCCACGTTTTCATCGCTCCCGAATGAACCATGCCTTTCCTCGAATGGCTCTGGGACGCTCGTTGGAGGCGGATCCTGCTTTGGGCAAGGATCCCTAAATTATTATCAGGTCACTACCCCCTGTGCTGGAGCATCTTCAGATTCGGCGGCGATTCAAGCTGTGATAAATACTGCCGGAACTGCATCGGGCGGTACCGTTGTCCTGCCTCCCGGAACTTGCAATGTCCACGGTCTTGCCGTGAACTACAACAATGTCTTCATCCAAGGGGCTGGCGTCTCGTCGCCGGTTGACTCTACACTTCCGACAACTGGAACGGCATTGAAATATGACGGGTCAGCAGGCGGAACGATCATCACCTGGATTGCGGGGGCGAGCCCATGCGTCACCTGCAATCCTTACGGCGGAGGCCTCTCAAATGTTGAACTAAAATCTAACGCTGGCTCCGCGGCAAATGGCGTTGTTACAAAGGGTGGGTGGCTTCAGACCTTCAAAAATATCACCTTCGTGTCAGATGGAAACTTCAGCGCGAATGTTATTTGGTCTACGTTTGATTCTCGCCTTACTATTGGTGGTTCATCCTACCAAACGTTCCAGAGTATAAACGGATTGAACCTAGCGGCTGCTGGAAATGGTATTTGGTTCGACGGTTCCTATAATTCCCTTGTACTGGACTCTCACGTAACCGTCACAAACGGAAACGGTTTCAAGTTTGGTGGCGGAGTTACCGCAAACGACGAATCCGATACCGTTTCCCTCTATAGATCATGGGGCTCAGTTACCTCAGGAGGCACTGGAGCGGGGGTCCTCCTTAGCTGCAACTCTAATGCGATCTACATACATGATTATCTTGGCAGTACGTCACCTGCTGTCTCGGTTCTTGCGAAAGGCACGGCTTTTTGCACTGGTCTAACCGGAGGCGTAACAACGAACGATGTCATCTACGCCTATCAAACGTGCTGTAGTGCTAGCCTACCGACCATAGAAGCAGGGGCTGGCCTAACGTGGTTTGGTGACAATGGTTCGATCAACCTAAAGACTGGTGGAACCATAACGACCACTGGGGCGGTTGCAACCGGAGCACTTACCGTAACAGGTACCGCTACAGCCACGACGTTCTCCGGGTCCGGCGCAAACCTAACCTCAATTCCGAATAGCGCGCTCTCAAACTCGACCATCTCTGGCGTTGCTCTTGGCTCGAACCTCTTTAGCCTGACGCCTGGTACTCATCTCGCAGGTGGCGCGTATAACGGGAGTGCGGCAATTTCGCTCACGACTGACGCGACAAGCGCGAACACCGCCTCGACTATCGTGGCTCGCGATAGCTCTGGAAACTTCTCGATGGGGACACTCACGGCGAGTCAGGTGAACGCGACGAATGGTAACTTCGGGGATGGTGGCACGGTTCAGGCAAACTTTGGCCTTGGCTTAAACCTTGGCACTCGTGGATCGGCATGGAACAATACTCTTTTGGTTTGGGGACTCGCTGGAGGCGGTACGCAAGTCGGCGCGCTTTACGGTGCGAGCGCCCAAACGGTAAGCGGCGTTTCATCGACGTTCTTGGAAATGCGTACTCCTGGTGTGCTGTCTATGCTTGCCATTGATACCTCAGGTGATGTCGGAATAGCGGGACAGCTTTCGTCCATTGGGAATATCTTTGTAGCCGCCGCGGTTCCAGGTGGCACCAACGTCTACGCAGCTAACGATAACGCCGCTACCAAAGGCTTGCAACTCAACGTCCCAACCGGCTCGACAAATGGATTTACGTTTGCAGTCAACAACGTCGCTGTTGCTAAAATTAGTAACGCTGGGCTCGGTACATTCGTTGGAGTCGCTGCGGGTGGGCCGATTACGACGGCGACGACCGGCTCATTTTCCGGGAGAGTCACAACGGTTGCCGGATTCCCTACGTTTGCAACGTGCGCCGATTCTTCTGCCGGACTCATTACTTGCTCGGCAACCGTTGCGTATACGTCTGCGACGAGCTACGCTTGTGGAATGAGCTATTCGACGAACGGGGACTCTCTCACGGGCTCGGCGTCGGGAACAACGGTTGTGAATACGTCGAACACGAGTGTGACGGGAACCGTGGTCGGTCTGACTCTTGTCAGCGGAACGGCAAACCTCATGTTCAACTGCCTTGGAACATAAATGAGCCAAGTCCAATCGGGAACCATCGCCAATGTCCCAGCCGACTCGGCCGCAACGGCGGCTGGCACGTTTCCTGTCCCCTTCGCCTCCGGCAGTACCCCAAACGTCTCTCTGACGATCCTTAACCCGAGTACCTGGGACGGCTACCAGCTCTCCATAGCCCTCGTCGGAACGCCGACGAATCTGGGTTTTAATGTTATCGTTTCAGGTGGGGCGGCGGCTTCGACTGTTTCGGTTATGTGGCAAGCCTCCGGGGCTGCACCATCGGTAACCTCTACTGCTGGAAGTACGCCCCAGGGACTATCGGGACTCGCTGCGATCACCGAAGTCCAGAACTACGCGAACGAACCCACCCTCCCGACTCCCGCAACGATTCTTACCTTCTTAAACAAAGGCGTTGAGGAAGTGGTACGGCGCATCGGCGGAATACGACTATGGGCTCCGTACCCGACCGTCTCTATGCAATCGACGGTGCAACTGAACGACGACGTACAAGACATCATCTCGGCTAATTTCTCGATGGGAAACGCCAACGCTGCGAGTACCGGAAGCGCGTCTCCCTTTGCACAAGGGGCGCTCGTTTACCCGATGGAGCAACTCGAGCAAAAGATGTTCATGGACGCTGCGGCTGGGTTTCCGGCGGTTGGGTTCGGGCCTCCGCAAGCGTACTTCGTCTACCAAGATACCGGCACGGCTCCGACAACGGTTCTCCCGGTTCCGCCCCAGGTGCAACTCGCTTTTGTCGAAGGTGCGGGGAGCGGTGCGACGATTGAGGCTGGGGTTACCTACGTCAATGCCTATGGCGAGACTCCACTCTCGACGGTTGCAGACGTTACCTTCGATGCGGGCGACCAGGGGCAAGCACAGTCTCCGCCTGGAGTTTCTAATGCAACCGGCTACAATGCGTATGCTGGCGCAATCGGCGGACCGTACTACTTGCAGAACTCCGCTCCGGTAGCTCTTGGGACTCCGTTCACGCTTCCTAACCCGCTCCTGACCGGAACGGCCCAAGCCCCGAGTAATAATACGGCGACAGGCGCAGGGACGGGTGGGGCGCTCTGGATGCAACTCTATCCGGCGGCGATGATCGGGCAAGTCAATATCTACTACCGCGCCCGCCCGATGCTCTGGGCCGATACCACAGCAAACTCCTGGACGAACCTGGACACCTCAGCCCAGGAGGCAGTTGTTCTGTTTGCGGTTATGCGGGTACTCTCGAACAGGGGGCGGGCGGCTGAGAACGCTCCTTGGAGAACCGAGTACGAAGCCCTTATCACGAGTATGCAAGAGAGCGTACAGCGGCGCACAGTGCCTCGATCTGGGCAAGTTAGAGATGTACGGAATCGCTCATTCGCTTCTAGCCCGTTCTGGATGCGTTAGTGCCGACACTCCAGCGGCTCGGGAAGCTCCAGACTGGGCAACTGCAATCCGATGAGTTTGCCTTTTATGGCTTCCAAAACGGCTTGGATGTCCGCTCTGCACCACAGTTAGTTAGCGATAACTCCCTAACCATCGGAAAGGATGTCTACCTACGTCCTGATGGCGCGGCGCAACTCAGAAACGGAATGGCGACTTACGGCAACTCTCAGGCTGGAGCGCACCCAACAATTCTTGCTAGATTCTATCAAGATGTCGTTAACGGAACTCAAGGAGCAGAGACGGTTGCGCTGCTCGCGCAGTTCGACGGGACGCTCTATAGCGTTCCGTCCTCTGGAGCATGGACGAGTATCGGGTCAATCGGTGGCGCAACGGCTATGCCGATGACTTGGGTGCGAATCCAGAATCCCAACGACCCGAATTATACCTCTGGCCTAACCGACTGCATGGTGATCTGCACGGGGGTCAACGGGCCGTACATCTACGACGGCACGAACCTCTACACGCCGGCTGGCTGGAGTGCGGCGTCCGGAGCGTCTTGGGTTGCAGCCGTCAACGGTATCGTTTGGTTCGGGGGTATCAAAGCAACCCCGAATCAAGTCTTCGGAACGGGCGACGGTATCATCGCCTCAATGGAGACGCTCCCGGGCTACCGTAACTTCGTGCTTTCCTTCCCAGTTACGGGACTCGTCGCTCAAGGCTCGGGAGCAACGGCGACCCTTGTAATCGGGCGCAACTCTGGACTCTCAGTCCTTTACGGAACCGGACCCTCCACGTTCTTCTTGCAAGACGTGCCCTTCCAGGACGGTGTGACTTCGGGCCGCACGATGATCTCGACCAACGGAGTCGTCTATTTCCTTGGGCACATGGGGTTCTATGCCTTCGATGGGCAGAGTGTACCGAGGCAAATCTCTACCAAGATCGAGCCGTGGATCCTGAACGACCCCCTGACTCCAGGCTACCCCATGACGCAGAACTGGAATCTCTCTTGGGCTCAGGTCTACAATAATAGAATCCACCTTGGGTACTGTAGCAACTCCACCACGCAAAATACAATTCTCTGCTACGACCTTTTTGTGAACGGCTGGACGGTACTTGCCCCGACCCCAGGCATCGCGTCGATGATTCTCCTCGACGCTCCGAGTGACCCGAACCCTTATGTCTGTTTGGTTGGGTCTGCCACGACAGGGCAGGTGTATACTTGGGACGCCATAACCTCGACGACAACCAATACGGTGCTGGATGGAACGACTCCAGTGCTTGCCCAGGTACAGTCCAAATATTTCAAGATCGGTGTCCCTGGCTCGAACAAAGCCATGCAGCGATTCTATCCCGAGTTCCAGATCGCAGGCAATTTTCAGGGGAGCTTCATTATCTCAACCGACTACGGGCTGACGACAACCAACACGGTCTTGGCGAACCCGCTGTCTATCTCGAATATCGGGGAGTGGGATGTTTCGCTTTGGGACGTCGGCGTATGGGGAGGACTCTCTGCTTTCGTTCCATTCGGAGCGCCGTACTCAAGAATTGATTTACCAGGGCTCCAAGCAGAGAGCTTCGCCTTTGGTTTCAACATGACGACCGCCCTTGCTCCCTGGATATGGGCTGGCGGATCGGGTGTTTTTAGCCAGCGTGGGCGCACATGAGCCTTCTGTCGATACCAAACAACTTTTCGCCACTGACGACTATTCAGTCGGCGCTTGTCGATGCCAACTTCTCGGCCGTCGCTACCGCCGTCAACAACATAGACAATACGAATATCGGCGCGGCTGGGCTATACGCGACAAACCTCATTCCGGTGTCAACGGCAACCGCCACTTTTGGTGGGGCGTTCGGCTACAAGTTCTATCCAGCCTCAACTGGGCAGGTACCACTTACCGTTAGTGGCGTTGCAGCACAGACGGCAGACCTGTTCGATGTTACGCTTACGAGCGGCGGCACAAAGGCGTTTGCCATTGCGGCTACTGGGGGAGCGACCTTTTCCGGTTCGGCGACCATCCTTGGACCTATCCTTATTACTGGCACGAGTGGCGGCGGAAGTTCCGCAACTTTTGTTTCTGGTAACACCGGTAACTCGATGCTCTTCAATGTTCCAACTGGACAGAGTTACTCTTTTGCGGTCAATGGGGTAGGCGTTGCTAGTATCGGGGCAACAGGGCTTGGCACGTTCTCTGGATTGACTGCCGGGACTGGCACGGTAAAAGGCGCTTCAGACGGCGCAACCAACACCTATCTGCTGCCCTTTTATACAGCCGCAGGAGCCGCGGTCGCCTCAACGGGCCATGCCGTCTTTGGATCTGCGGTGTTTTCAGGAGTAAACAATGTTGCCGTAACACTCTCAGGCGCAGCGGTATTCGCAAGTTCTACGAGTTACCAAGTATATTGCTCATTCACGACTGTCAATGCAACTCACGAAGTCATCATTGCTCCGTCATATGGCAGCGGTTCTGCCTTCACGCTAACAACGGCAGATTGTGCCAATGGCACCGCACCAACTATAACAGCAACAGTCTACTGGGTAGCTATCGGAACCTAATGGACGCTTCATCTATCGCCCTTGCAACGCTCTTTGCAGACTGTGTAACTACCCGGATGATAACAACCAGGCAGGGAGGATACGAGATAAACCCGGTCATTCGGGCTCTTGACGGGCCGCGCGTTGACCCGGTTCGCTGTACGGTCGGGGCGGTTGGTCTTGTTGAAGCCGTTCGGCTTTTCCCAAGGAAAGATCGGAACGGTGCCTATAAGGCTATAGCCATTGTCGACGCAAGTTTTGTAGCGCGCAACATCCGCATTCTCGTGAGGTTCAACCGTTAGTGGACATTCAGGCCAAAATCGACACCCTCATCGCCGAGTTAGAAGCCCTGGAGAAGCAGCAGGCACAGAACCAGAACGCCCTCCAGCAGACCCAGATCGGCATTCACCAACGGCACGGAGCTATAATCGCCCTGCGCCAACTCCTAGAACCGCCTGTAGAACCAAGTGCCGAATCCAAATGAGATCGCCGCTCATGCGCTCAACGTGGCTACCCAGGCTCTTCAGGCCACGCAGGGCACAGGCATCCCCCTTACGCTTCCCCTGGTGGATAAAACCCCGCTTGGGAGTTTCTGGGTCCGAGTCGGGGTCAGTATCCCGGTTGCCGGGATTTCTATTCCGATTCAACTCCCTCGGGTCCCGAGTGCTTGGATCGTTGTCGATAACAACACCAACGCAATTCTCTACCGTACTGCCGCAGACAAGGCCCTGGCAAACCCGAACTCCATCACGCTGCGTTCCTCTGTATCGGCAACCGTTGTCAGTCTGCTCGTGGGTTAAAGCGGAAAATCATGTACAGCCGTAGTAGTGGAGGACCATGAGCATAGAGACGCGGGCCTCCATTTGCGATTGGTTGGCGTTCAGCGCAGATTCGCAGCGCGCGGACCTCATGGACCCAAACCTCACCACGACCGACCTCATCGAGTTCTTGGTGCAGTTGCGCGTCTATCGTCCGCAGCCACAGAGCGTCCTAGTTACCTCGGTTCACTCAGATCATCCGACCATCGACGGCCCAGACGGGCACAATCCAGGCGGAAACGCAATCGACTTCGTGGACAACCTGGGCGCGCCCGAGCACCTTCTCGCCGACGTGCAGAAATGCCCGAACGCGCGCGGTATCGGCGCTGGCGGCTCGTATCAGCAGTACGCGGCGGCCCTGGGCGGGTATAGTCCTGAGTCCAAACTGTTCGAGGACAACAACTCCGACCACATTCACGTTCAAGTCGTGGGCTATTGACATGAAAGTTTTCTGCGCTCGGTTCTCTAAGGCGATCGGCGCGCTCGGCGGAACCGGCGTCGGTCAGCTTATCAGTTGGGTTTTCATCGTCGCAGGTCATCCGTTGCCTGTCGCAATCGAAGGCGGCTTACCGATCGTCGGCGGCGTGATCGCAACCGTACTCGCGCCCCCGAACTCACTCACGTCACCCACCGTGCCCCCGGCACAGCAAGGACCATAACATGGCAGTAAGCATTCCTGGTACCATCGCAGACTTCGTAAAGCAAGAGTACGAAGCCAACAAGCCCGCAGTTCTTGCGCTTATTCAGCAGTCCGAAGGCGGCGTCGAGAACGTCATCATCGCGGCAATCGAGGGCGCGCCCGCGCCGGGCGGCATCCTCGGCATGCTCTTCAAGAGCCTCCGACCGCAACTCGAAGCCTACGTCAAGAACCTCGTGGCTACGCAGGGGCCGGAAATCGTGTACGAGTTTCTCGATCGCGCAATCGCGGCGGAAGTCAAAGCCCTCGGTGGCTAATGGAGTGGCTTTCGGCTTCGATCATCCTCCTCGCCGTAGTAACCGGATTATTTTACTTCTCACTTAGAAAGGCAATACTCACCATGGCAGTTTTCCAAGCAACCTTCGATTCAGACCTCGCAGCACTCGTTACGGCACAGACGGCGTATGTTACCGCCGCCAACGCACAGATAGCGGCACTCAAAGCCGTCGCTCCGCCTGCGACCGACTTCTCTGCCCAAGACGCCACGGTGGCGACAGCGACTGCGGGCCTCGCAGCGGCGCTCACCGCGATCTCTCCCGTTGCTGCGCCTCCAGTCGTAGCAGCCACGGCCGCTCTCACCCCTCCGGCAGCGTAACAACTATCGGCGCTTTACGGTGCGATGATAGATACTTTAAGGGAAACTGACCACACTATGCCGGTACAGCCACGGGACGGTAACGGGAACGCTTGGTCCCTTGGGGCCTTCGTTGACCATATTCGCGAACTGCGAGCTGCCGACGATCGGCTGCGAACAGCCGACATGCAGTATCTCAACCAACGCTTCATGGACTCGCAAAAAGAGGTCTCAAACGCCCTTCAAGCAGCCGATAAGGCTACCAACAAGGCAGAGCAGAACTCGAACGATCGCTTCACGGCTGGCAACGAAATCAAAGAGGCCATGAAAGATCAGCAATCCCGCTTCATCACCCGAGGTGAGGTTTACGCCCTTTGCACGGTTGCGATCGCAGTAGGGGGATTTTTGGGCGCAGTAGTCGGACACTTCATCAGGTAAAGGAGACATCATGATTAGTTTTCTATTCTTCCTCATCATCCTGTGCATCGTGCTTTACGCGATCTACACGGTGCTCAACTACCTCACACTCCCACAGCCAGTAAAGACGCTCATCCTGCTGCTCATTGCGGTCATTGCGCTGTACGCAACGTATCAACGCTTCGGAGGGGCACTCGGGTTAGGCCACATCTAGTGCATGACGATAGAGCCTCTGAAGCCCGAGGACGCCGACGACCTGGTAGAAATGATGCGAGACTGGCAAGCCGGGCCTATCGTGATTGCGCCAGGAGCACACGGAGCGGTAGTACGCAACGAAGGTCGGGTTCAAGCCTGGGCGCTCTTGCGCGAAATGGACTACGGTTTCGTGATCGACGAGTTATGGGGCCTCAAAAGCAAGAGCGGGCACCTCGCGCTAGGCAAACTTGCTCGCTGGATAGAATCCACGATTGCACGAATCGCATCTGAACGAGGAGTGGACACCTTGCCTCTCGGGGGCATTTGCAGGCTCGACAATCCGACGCACTACGCTGCCTTGCAAAAGCGCGGTTATATCGTCGTAGCCCACGTTCTCGCAAAGGACATTCCCGCATGTCGTTAAGCGGGCTCTTCAGTTCCCCGCAAAAGCAGGCACAGGCTGGTGCACAGGCTGTTGGTCAGATCAATAAGGACGACATCACTGCACTCGAAGGCTACGTCGGCAAGCAGCAAACCGATTTACGCAGCGCGATTAGCGGGCTTGGGCCCAACCCGTACTTTCAGGCCGCAGGGAGCCTCTCGCCGACTACGGTTGACCCGACTGACACGGTGAACTTCGGTTCGAGCGGACCGGGCACCGAGTTAGGCATGACCGGCACAATGGGTGGAACTTCGGGTAAGGCTCCTGCTTCCGACCCGGCCAAGACGCGCGGAACAGGCTCCGGGACGCCGACGCAGGTTCCCGCTCCCGATGGTGGGGGTGGAACGATTCCGGCCTTCCCGCCACGGCCGTTCTCTCCGCAGACAACGGCGTCTCCATTCGGGCCAGGAAACGCTCGTAACCCGTTTGCTAGGCAGCCCTTGTAATGTCGTTTGCGGGCGGGGCCATGAGGCAGTTGGATCCGAGCAATCCGAATGCAGGATTCGGAGATCCTACGGTGATACCGCCTGACCCTTCGGGCTACTCTTGGGGAACTGCTCCACCTCCGACTCCTGGGCAGACTGACCCGACGCAGGTACCGCCAGTAGACCCGACTGCACCTGTCCCATCTTATGGTTTCGGGTACCCGGCAGGCCCCGCGCCAGGGCAACCGCCTCCGGCCGGGGCTGTAATGGGCGATCCTGGCGCTCAGGTGGGTGGAACGGCTACGGGTGGCCCAACTATCGGAACTGCTGCTCCAACGCCGACTGGGCAGCCCGGAGGTATCGCTAGTACCGCTCCGCTCCCACTTCAAGCCTTCGGCGGGCTACCGCAGGTTTCGCCTACCTACGTTGACCCGACCCAAAACCAAGCGTACATGCAGCAGTACGAACAACTCATGGCTCAGTCGATGCAGCCGCAGTTTCAGGCTCAAGACCAGCAGATGCAAGACCAACTCGCTGCCCGGGGAATCTCTAATTCCGGTTCTGCGGCGTATTCGATGAACCAACTCAAAGGTCAGCAGGACGCGGCTTTAGCCGGGGCGACGGCACCGATCGTTCAGCAGGGGTACGGGTACGGGCAGCAAGACATTACCGGGAACGCGAACGCCGCGAATGCGGCCACTTCGACGAACGCCGGGTACTACAACGAGGCGCTAACCGGGAACGCCAACGCCTACAACAACTACAACATGGCCCTTCTAGGGTACGGGGCTCAGAACCAGGCTGCTATTCAGGCGGCGTACCTCAATTCGTACGGTCCGAATACGGGCGTGACGAGTGCGTACAATACCGGAATGAGCGGGCAGGACAGCACCTACGGAAATGTCTACGGTCAGGCGAACCAAGCTCAGATGCAGACACAACAGCAAATGGGTCAAGGGCTTGCCCTGGCCTTCGGGGGCTAGTCGATGTCGTTTGCACCGCAGACACAGCCGCTCTGGCCTGCCGTCCCCCTCCCGCAGCCGCCTACACCACAGCCCCCTGCTGTCAACGCCCGTAAGAAGCACGACGCAAAGAAGGACCAAGAGAGAAAGGTCGGGGCAGCGGTCCTTAAGGGTGGACCCCCTCCGCCTCCTCCTGCCGCAGGGCCAGCCCAGTCTCCGGTCCCTGGAGCGACTCCGCAAGTCGCGGCCTTAATAACTCAGTACGCCGGAGGAGACCAGAAACTCGACCGGCTCGGAAAGATCGTTGCGGGGATAGAATCGTCCGGGGGGAGGAATCCCGTCACGTCTTCAGCCGGGGCAATGGGGGTCATGCAGATCACCCCCGATACAGCCCGTACCTACGGGCTCGACCCTTCTCGCCTGAACGACCAAGCCTACAACGTTGCAGGCGGGATGAAGATTCTCAAAGACCTCCTTCAGAAAAGCGGTGGGGATCCGGTTAAGGCTGCGATCGGCTACAACGCCGGGCCGGGGAATATGGCTACCCCGATGGCCGCACTCTCTCCAGAAACTCAAGCGTATGCCCAGAGGATCGCTGCGTCGTTCTCCCCTCCGGGGAAACCTGGGTCGGCTACCATCCCTCCTGATTCCGGGATTGCTTGGGGGAATGGCGTCAAGCCCCCGCCTGCTCAAAGACCCAATCCGGTGCCGGGTGCGTCTCCGCAGAACTCGACGTCCGACCAACTCCCTCAACTCGCCGCTCCTCCTCCTGCGAACAGAGAATCGGTCCCGCCCTTTACTCCTGCTCAGTACAAAGCCCCGAATAAGGGGCTCGAGTACCTGGCCCTGGGGATTGGGCTCTTGTTCCCAGGTGCGCCGATTTCTCGGCTGGCTGCGGGGTTTGCCGGCGGCTTGGGAGAGGGGGCGCAGCAGTCCTACCAGCGTCGAGAACAGCAGGCGGAGCAGCAGTACAAGACGACCCAAGCACAAGCCCTGGCTGATTCACAGAACGCTGAGGCGGAGCGGACGGCGAAGATTGAAGCGCAGAAGGTCGCTTTTGAGAACGCAAAGATGCTCTACGAGCAGCACCAGCAGGTTCGAGCAGGAGGGATAGACCCTAAGACCGGCAGGCCGTTCGTCGTCCCACCTGGCCTTCAGCGCGTTCTCCCTCCTGGGCAGAACCGCGCCGCTACAGCTGGGGACTACGCGAACCACGAGGCTCAATTAGCTCAATTCTATACGAGCGTCGGGGCAACCGATATTGCCAAGCAACACATGACCGCGGCCCAGGACTACCACAAGCAGGTGATCGACGACGCGAACAACGCTCGTGCCCTGGCAATCGCCATGTACTCTCAGCAAAATCAGAATGCGCGAGAGACGAGTAGGGAGAACGCCGCAGCCGGTAGGGAGGCAAGCCGGGAGGACGCGGCGGATGCCCGAGATGCAAGACGCCTGGCGCATGAAGATGCTCGAGCCCTTATGGCAGACGGTACGAAGCGGTCGGCCCTTCAAGAGCAGTCCCTCAAGGCGGGCCAAGAGTTTTATACTGCGTGGGCCAAGGCATTAAAAGCTCCTTTGGATTCAAACGGCAACCCTCGCGTGAACGCTGACGGTACTCCTCTCCCTGCCATCATCTCCCCGCAAATGGCTCAGACGCTCAGTAAGATGTTCTCAATGATCGACCGAGACTCGGATCCTGGCGGGACTGCTCAGCACTACGCCTCAAGCGCACCGAACCTAAAACCGGAGGAGAAAGAACTCATCTTGGCTCGGGGACGCGCAGCCGACCTCACGAGACGGGCGAAGGGCCTTCCGATTCTCCCACACTCTTATGCGAAGAAGCCTGCGGGTAGTGGACCGCTTGGCGTATCGGGCGGTTCCGGGGCAGGCGGCGGAGCGGACGCAAAGGTACAAGAGGCCGTCGAGAAGGCCCGTGCCATCCCGAAGGAACAGCGGACGCAACTTTTCCTGTCCTCTGACTCCGCAAAGGCCATGAACCCGCAGCAGCAGCAGCAGGCTATCCAGCAGATGAATGCGCTGCCCTAAATGGCAAGCCCCAATCCGTTCGATACGCCCGCGCCTGTAGCCGCGGCGCACAACCCTTTTGACACGCCTGCGAAAAAGGCCACGCCTACTCCAGCCAAGCGTAACCCGTTCGATGCCCCGGCACCGTCAACCAATCCCTTCGCAGCGGTGGTCAGCGGGCTTGGTACGGCCCTTGAGTCCACTCCGGCGGCTCCAGCCATCCACCTAGCGAAACAACTCGCTGGACCCGTAGGATGGGCCACCAACGTCCAACTGGATACAACGCGGGAGATGACCTACCACGGCGGGTCCCCCGACGAGAACAGAGCCCGCGCTCGAGCAGCACTCGGCGACGTCGAAACCTACTACAAGGTGGCCGGAACCATCCCTGGGGTCGGGCACGCCGTCCAAGGGGCGATGGACGTCGGACTGGATACGCTCCAGGACCCACTCACCGCCGAGACGCTCATGGTCGGAGCAGTCCCGAAGACGCTTGCGAAGGTCGGGGCTGCCGGAATGAAGGCGATGAGCGGCACGATGCCAGGCCGTATCATCTACGACGCTACCCATTGGGGCGGAAAAGTCGCCCGCACCGAAGGGGTCGAGACCCTCCAAACCGTGCGAGGCGGGCTGAACCTCGGGAGCGAGACCGGAGCCCAAGTCACCAAGAAGTTCGAGTCCTATACCAAACGCATTATCAACGGCGTCGACCTCAAGACCGGCAAGAAGATGCCCGGCGCGAAGTTGACCGACGAGGAGCAGAAGCACGTTTACCAGGCGCTCAACGGCGAGATCCCCACGCCTCTTGAAGCGCCCACCACGTTCACGCCCAAAGAAGCCCTCGCCTATAAGAGACTCCGTGGCCTTAGCGATTATGACTATCGCATTCGGCATCAGGCCGCACTCAGTAACGGCCTGCGGGAACTGGGCACTGGCCTCTCCACCGAAGACCGCGCCACACTCGCCAAGGCGCTCCGTGAGGGCAAAGAGCCGGTCATTCCCAAGCCGACCAAACGGGTCAAGAAGCCCTACGGAGAGCCGCAACCACGCTCGAGAGCCGTCCCCGGCCAAGAGTCGGTTGACCTCAAGACGGTGTTCGACAAGCAGATGGAGGGGCTCGTAGAAGAGGACGCTTCGGCACTCCGCAAGGCATGGCAAACCGACCCGACCGGGGCGAAGCCGCCTCCTGCGTTCCCCGACGCAATCTCCCCGGACCTCAAAGTCCGGCTTCAGACGCTACAAAAGGGGAACCGAGGTTCCTTCGGTGTGGGCGCTTTCGAGCACCAAGAACTCAAGCCAAAGCCCCGCTACAATTTTCAGCCCGGTAACCAGGCCGCAATCGACCACGCAACGATGCTCAACGAGAAGTACCACCAGATCGCCGGCAACGTCGAGAAGGCCGTGCCGCGCCGCGAGAACTACATGCCGTTTGCGCACAGGCTCGACGAAACCAAAGGCCGCCCGGCCAGGACCATTGACACGGGCGAGCACTACGATCCTCGAGCCCAAGAACGCCCCGACCTGCCGGTTCAGAGTGCCGCGCAGGGCAGAGAAGGCTTCGCCGCTATGGCAAAAAACGTCGGGCGGCAAGTTAAGACCGACGTAGTTCACAAGGCCCTGGGCGACCTTATGGACCACCCCGAGATCAAAAAACTGTTCGAGTCGACCATCCGGGCGACGGGTGCCTATCGTACCGACGTTGAGAAGGCCCAGGATGCGTGGCTGAAAGTCGTGGGCTACCCCAGAGCGGCCACCGTCTCGCTCTTTCCTCGGCACGGTGCGAACATTTTGGACCTGGCGGCGAACACCGTCCCGCTCGAGAAACAGCCGCAGTTCTTCAAAGACGTCACAGCTCTTACAGTCAAAATCCTCGCGGCAAAGACCGAGCGGGAGTACGCGGCCCTGACGCAGGCCGGGCGCGAAGGCGGGGCACTCTCGGGGGAGTTTCGGGAGCGGCAGCCGTTCTTCCAGAAGTTCTCCGCCAAGATCCCCGAAAACGTCCCCTTCACGGATTGGAAGATGCCAAAGGCTGTGGCCGGGAAGTCGCTGATCGGCCCCCTCGAGGGCAAGAGCACAGGTCCCCTTGGAGCCTGGACGCGCATGAACAACCGTTTGGTCTGGGCGATAGATACCGCCGCAAAGCAGACCTACATGAAGATCATCGCCGAAAGCGGCGAGGCGACGGGACTACGGGCCGGGGCTCTCGCCTCGGAGCGACTGGTGGACTACGCGCATCGTTCTCCCCTCACGGACGTTCTTCGCCACGTCGCCCCGTTCGGGACCTTTAGGGGCAGTATCCCCGGAGCCGTAATGGGCGGAATTGCTCGTAACCCCGTGCGGGCTGCGGCCTGGAACCGCGCTACCGGAGGGCTCATGTACGGCGGGAAGCCGCAGCCAGGCCAGCACGGGCTCGAGGCTTACGGCCCGACCGAAGACGTTTCGCGCGGAATAGAGGCTCCACAAGAGTACCTCCGTGCAACACTGGGCGCTCCGATACAAGCCGCAGGGACCTTGGGACTCGAGGCGCTGGCTGGGAAGCCTGGACAGTCAATCAAAGACACGGCTTCCGAAATTGCGGCTCTCCCAAGGCAAGTTTCGAAGGGCCAATGGAAGCAGATCGGCACTCCTCCGAAACCCTCCAAGTACGCAGACGCCGTGAAGATGCGGGTAGCGCGGTACCTGAACTACGGTAACGCCATTGACCTGCGCTGGCTCCTCTCAGCCGCTTCGGCCGGGGTTCTCGAGGCTCGAGCCGCGCTCAATCAACTCGGTGCTGGGCAGTTCAAGCCGAGAACCGGAACGCCACTCGAGCGTACCGGAAAAGAACTCTTGCAGCAGGCTGCCGGAATCAGCGTCCGCTAGACTCGCTTCAGCGGGACTTTGGAGTTCGCGTCGATGGCCGCTAATGCTCGCTTCATCCGGTCAAGTGGGACGCGGACGCCAGGTTCATGCCGATCGTACTTATCGTGGCATTGACGGCAAGCGCGTAACGCAACGTCGGCGTGGAAGCGCGCTTTTCCGCAAAGGTGGCGGCGGACGATGTGCGCGGTGTCGGTGGCGTTGCGACCGCACATCAGCCAACGCGGGTTTCCTTTTCCTCGGTACTCAATCTCAAAGCGGCAAAGGAAGTTGTCTCGCCTTAGAACCTCGCGCCGTTGCTTAGACTCAGCCGACTTCGTATCGACTCGTGCGAGGAGCGGGCGGCTCAACGCAACAGCGTCCCATCAGGGCAGAAAGCCCAGTAGCCGTTCTTCCCGAGAATCTTTAGGGTGAATCTATCCATGAAGTAGACCCGCAGACACTTCGGGCAAAAGAGTTCCATTATGGACCCTCCTCACTCCCACGCCGAACGCGCGTTCCTTGCCGAGACCGAGCGTACTCTTCGTCCCGCATCTTCCGCACCAGTCTTCTCGCGGCGACGTCGGCTTGAACCAGATCGTCCCATTCTTCTTGTGCTGCTTGCGCGCTCTTGCCGGCGGCTTTGGCTTCTGCAATGGCATTGAACCGTCGCAGGAGTGCAAGTCTTAGTCCTGTGCCGGAAAGAAGGCCGTTTGCGCGCCAGATGTCTCGTTCGCTTGGGGCAGGGAGTTGAAAGTCCGTTTTCTCGATGAGCCCGCAGTCGATAGCCGCATGAGCGAGCCTATTCCATTCCGCAAACTCCAAAAAAAGGCGGCCTTCGGACTTTGGGATCCTCCAGACTTCAGAGACAGCAGCCCAGAAGTCGGTCGACTCGAAGGGGCGCTGAAGGTTCACTGGCACAGTTTACCGAGTTTCGCCGCAACCGCCGTAGCAGCATCCCTCTCAGTCTTAACACCTTGGGCAAACAGATCGTCTACCTTGGACGATAAGCCGTTTGCGCGCTGGAGTTTCGCAGCCGCAATATCGACACTGGATACCACGAAGTCCTTGTTGGCAACGATCTTCCAGAGTTCGCGTTCCTTGCGGCACTGTTCGGCTTGTTGTAATTGAGAGTAACGAACACTTTGCATATCATCTGCGCTGAAGCGCACAAGCAGAGCATTCGTGCGCGCCAAAGCCTGTCCGACGAACATAGAACCTACAACGACAAAAATGACCGTCGCAAAGAACATCAAAACAGGCCAAAAATAACTGCGCTCAACCTTCTCAGGAGCGGCGTTGAAGAATGGTGAGGACGGGATTGGCGGAAGCTCCTTGCCAATGGGTTCCAGCAATTTGTCGAGTTCGTCGAGATTGTAAACTGGCGATGTCGGAGCAGGTTTCTTCTTCGGTTTACGCCGTACAGGTTTTGCAGGCTTGCGTTTCATGAGTATCCTTTCATATTAAGCATTGGACGCTTCAAGCATGGCCCTGGCCTCGAATGGGTCGTACCAAGGACCTTCATTCCGGGCGACTTTATGATGTTCTCTTGCGACTGAAAAATAGTCGCCTACAGTAAAATCTCGCCACTTCTTTGCTTCGGCCATCTTCGCAAACGCAGCAGCGGCCTTCGCTCCTGAATTGCGGTTCTTTGTTTCAGACTTGCGACAGTTCGAAAACTCGTGGGCAAACCAACGGGCCACAACGACCCTTTGTGGAGGAGAGAGTGCGCGCAGTTCTAGGTTCCAAACCACGCGCACTTCCTCTCTCAACGCAATCGACCAAGATTCGGTCGGAGTGCTCATCAAAAAGGAATCTCGACCGAATCATCAGAGCCGCTTGGCCTACTAAAATCCTCGTCTGCGAAGTCCGCTTCGGTGATCGGCTTCTGCTCTTGCACCACAGGCCTCGGCTTTGCAGCCGGTGCAGGTTTAGCAGCCGCAGCCCCAGGCTGTACGCGGCGGAGAACGTCCGTGATTCGGAGAGCCGTGCCAAACTTATTGTCTCCGATATTCACAAAGCATGGTACCTTAATCGGTTCCGGCAGTCCCGTGAACCACGCATTCAAAGAGGCGGGAGTGGCGTCTTTTATTCCAGAGAGCGACCGAAGGCGAATGAAAAAAGTAGATGGGCTATGCGGCGTTCCGTCTGTTCCCATCTTGGGAGGCGTGAGATAAAACCGGACCTCTTCTTCTTCGATGTTGCCGTTTTCAAGATGGTAGCGCAAGAGGGTCTGTGTATCGGTTCTTTTGCCCGTACCGGAGCAAGCCCGGCAATCGTTCCCGCTATCCTGGTAGGTCCCAACGCCTTTACAGGCACGGCACTTGTCGCCGTGTTCCGAGACGACGGTATATGGTTCGGTGATTCCGATGAAGTATGCTCGGTAAGATCCCGTCCCGGATTTTACAGGATGTTCGGAAACCGTTGATGTTCTATCGCGGGGAAGTGCGGCGTCTAATGCGCCCATAATGCTTTCCTTTCAGTAAGGCAGTTTCGCCTAAGGCGTAATGTTTTTTGGCTCGGCTGTGATTGGCCGGATCGTGAGTTTGTCTTCGAGCCGTGGATGCGTCATGGCTTCAGCCAGGAGTTTTCCGACGTCACTTCCACGGTAGAGCGTTTGCATGGCCTTAATAGAGGCGGTGTTTCCTGGGATGTCTTTTGCGGGGATTACCTGTTCTGGAACGTGAACCAGAACCTTCGCCGCTTCCTCGGACTTGAGGAACTTCGCGGCTTCACGGAGTTTATCGACGTCGAAGGCGTAAGGAGCGTATTGGGCTTTGAGGGTGATCTCTACCCGGTCGTGCGGAATAGCGATCGTCTCGGTACCGGCGGGTTCTTGGGCGCGACGTTCTCTGAGCCGGCGTTCGATCTCTGCTTTAAGAACGTCCGCAACATTATCGTATACCGCGACAGTCTCTTCTCTCTCTGCCCGGTTATCAGCATAGAGAGATATGAGCGAGTCGTCGTCGACGGACTCGAGATTCCCGAGGATACCCGAGGGGTTAGGTGCTAAGGTGCTTGCCATTTTAGGTTCCCTTTCATTCACAAATCTGCCAAATCTGACATTTGTTTCCGGCGGCGGTGCGCCCAAACTTGCCCGGCACCGCGCGCACGAGCCCGAGGTTCACCAACTCCTTGCGGCGCGTGCGGCACCCGGACGGGCTAGAGAAGGGGGCCCAGACCGCGTTTACGTCGTGCCATATTTGCTCGTCCGTCAGCGGCCCGTGCGCTCGTAAAACGGCTAGGACGGCACGCTGCGTGGCTGTGGTGCGGGCGGACGCCACCCTCGCGGCCTCTCGGCTCGTCTCCGGGTCCGAGCGCCGCACAGGGCTTTTGACGCGGCTAAAGAGGGGCAGTTCGGGCGCGGTCATTCGGCTTCTCCATCATCTAGTTCGTAATCAGAAATCTCGGCTTCGTGTCGGTACATTCCAGAAAGAGTTTCCTTGTACGCTTCTGCTTTTTCTTCCGTCGAAAAGACGCCGAAAACGCGCGTCGTATAATCGCCTTCGTAGCCTGAGCTATCGGCGCTCACAACAAAGACTTTCACGTCGCCCTCGCTGCCGCTGTCGCGACGAGGTCGGCATCGACGGCCTTGACGGTGACTCTTGCGCGCGGGCCGCACTTGTCGCGGTTCTTGTATAGGTGCAGGACTACAATGCGCCCATCATTTGGGTACACAATGCCGTTCATGCCGTCTAGGAGTTCGGCCACGGCGTTGTCTAGGTCCAGGCGCACGTTGTACACGGTCACAATCACCCACGCGTACTCGAACGGTTTCAGGCGCTTCGCCCTCATGGCCGCAAAGGCGTGGGACGCGACCCGCTCGCGGTATTCCTTGACCTCGGGCGGCGTATACATGCGCCGGCCCATCCTGGCCGAACGGTTCCCCGACGGCGGGCGGCCTTCGATTGTGAAGGCGATCACAGGCGGTTGCCGAGCGAGCGAGGCCGTTTCATGCGCGCTTCAGCAGCCCGATATGGCGTTCACAGTACGGGCCGCGAATGAGGAGGGCGTCCCAGCATCCGCCAACCGTGCACCGCTTCGTTTTCCACTTCAGCCAACGGACGAAGCGCCGCCATGGATGCTGACGACTCATAACTGCTTTTCGCCTAGAGGCGATTCGCTAGGTGCATACTCCTGGTTTGTGTGCCTCCACGTCCGAGGGTCGGCACATGGTTTGGCAGCGTGCCCCTTACCGTTTGGACAGGTTGGCGGATTCTCGGCAGTCTCGAAGAACCCGCAAGGGCAAGCATACATACGCAGTGGAGGAGGCGGCGGGCGACATATTACGCAGTAAGAGATGCCACAGACCCGTATCCACATTTGCCCGAGACATCCCAGCGTATCGCACTTTGCAACATTTGAACGCTGAAGTTCGCCTTCAACTACAATACGGGCTAGGCTATTCACAGCCCCGGCTCCTGGCGGTCGATGCTGGCTGGCTTCATCGCTTCTCTCCGGCACGACGGACCTCGGCATTGAGGCGGACTCTTGCCCGGTCGCGTTTATCCATGTCGCGGTTCATCGCTTCCAAACCGTTGCGCGGGTTGAGCAACGCGCCGAGACGTTCGACGGTATTGCGGTCAAGAGACAACTCCCTCATAATCGCCTCAATCCCAGAGCGCAGTCGTGCGTTCTCTGCGCGTAAGTTGCTCTCTTGCTGCTTAAGTTTCATCGGCTACTCCCATCAACACAGATATTCTGACCAGCGAGTCGTTAGCATCGAACGAGAATTGCACGGTTGCCGAGCCACCCTCGGGACTCGTTATTGCAACCGGAGCAAACAGTATCTTTGGAGGTCCGGGCGCAATCCTAATGCCGTAATTTGCCCCCTTGTTCATCATCTGCTTTAGGGCTTCAAAGTCAGTCATGGATTCTGTCCCTCCTGGCGGTCGATGCTGGCTGGCTGTTGGGCGGCGCGCACGGCTTCGACTCCGAGTTCTTCGCAGATAGGACATGACGGGCAGAATCCCGATACCGGGTGCATCCCGTGGTGGCGCGGATGGTCCGCGTCGGGTTCGTATTGCTCGCAATCACACATTTCGTAACGCACATTAGGCTCGTCTCCGCTTCGCGGTAGACGCGTTGCGTAAGCACAACGATCAGTCATAGTCAGCCCGATGGTGCTATTCACCGATTTCCATTGATGGTCGCGCTCGGCGTGTCCGCAGACGACACACGGCAACGCCATCGCTACTCCTTCGCTCACTTCACCCTCCTTGCTCTTCGCGCGGCCTCGGCGTCCCAGGTCGTGCGCTCGTGCGGAGAAAGGAGGCGGCGCGCGTCGGCTTGCGCACGGGCGCGCTGGTCGGACGCGACGGACTGTGCGCCCCGAAGTTTGCGCCGGGCCAGCGCGTCCATGAGCGCGGACCACGCGAGCGCGAGCCCCATGATTCCGGCGGCAAGGAGGAAAACACCGATGCCGTTCATTATCGAGTCGCTATCGCAAAAATTATCACCGCGATAAGCGCGACCATGAGCGGCCACGTAAGCGCCAGCATCGGGTCCTCGTACCACCTCACGGCTTGGCCTCTGGCGCGGTATCGCGGGGCACTAATTGCTCGGAAATTTTAGTCAACGCTCTGCTTACCGCTAAGTCCGCGCTCGTCGTCGGGTTCCTCTTCAATTCATCTGCTTGTCGCGCTAGAATAATCGCGAGTTCTTGCTTCCAAGTCACGGCTGGGCCTCAAGACGCGCTGCGAGAGCGGCGAGGATGGCGCGGGCTCGCTTTAGCCCGACCTGCATTCCGCGTTGGTTCTCGTCGAATCCTAGGATTGCTAACTGCTCCATCAACTCCTCACTCGGTTCCAGTACGTCGGCGGCGAGGTCGCAGGCTTTGGCTACCATACCGCTTTCGCCGTTCTTTGCTGCGAACGCACTTCGGGCAAGTTCACGTAACTCTGTTGCCGTCATTTTCGAGCCATATCCATTTCATCGGCGTCGTACACGCGCCAATCGTTGCTATCCATGCGCGACGGGTAAGCCCATCTAGGCTGCACCGTAGCCATGCGGTCTAACGTGGCCTTCAGGCTCTCGATAGCGTCGGCGGCGCGTTCTAGCCACAAATGCTCAAGCGTGGGATGAGAACTTCCAGCAACGTAAATACGGCGCAAGTCGCGCACAAGCGCCGATAACTCAGCAGCCGTCATGGCGTCCCCGCCCGGCAGCCAGCCCAGACTGCAAAGACGGCAAAGAGGAACAGCAGGACGCTCGGGTTCCACAGCGCCCTCATGGCTTCTCATCCAGCGCGGCGTCTATTTCGTCAGCGTCGTACACGCGCCAAGAAGGTTGCTGCGTGTGCGGGAAACGGACCGCCTTACCGCGCACCGCCCGTACCCGCTCGACCGTAGCCCTCAGGCGCGTGACCTCGGCTTCGGCTTTCTCGGCGCGCTCCGCCGAGTCTCTCACTTGTATCGCCGCGGTTGTCGTCTGAGCATCTTTCGCTGCCAACCGCTCGCGTAGTTCGCGGCACTCGGCGATGAGGGCATAATACTCCTCGTGTGACAAATGAAACGTATCTGACGCTGCGTGTTCGAGCGCGTCGAGGTCGAGGGCGTTCATGGCCCGGCCTGCGCGTCCGCGACTGCCGCATTTCGGGCATCGAGCCTGCGATTCAAAACGTCGATCGCGCGCGAAACTTCCTCGCGGCTCCACGTCTTGCTCGACGGCTTGCGGAACTGGATTTCGCCGAACTGGTGCCGGGCGCGTTCGTCCATCTTCAACTCGTCTGCGAGCGCGAACAACTGCTTGCGCTGGGCCGGACTCGGGCCGACGGGCTCAGAGGGCGGGAGTTCGGGCTCCGGGTGCGCTGGCGGGGCCGGAGGCGGTACGGGTGGCCTGCGGGGCGGCGAAGCGGGCTGCGGGCGCGGGGCGGGCCTGGAAGGGGGTTCTACGCTCGTTTGGGCGCGCCCGGAGGCGCGGTTCCCGTCGTCGTCCTCCTCGGGCGCGACCCCGCACATCGCCAGCACCGTGTACCGTCGCCCATAGGTGATGGCCGAACCAGCGCCTTGCGGGTCGGTCTTGACCGGGCGCAGGCCGAGCCTTGATCGGACCCACTCGCCGCTTTCGTGCAGGAACATCGTCTCCACGAACACGACCGAGGCGTCGGCGCTTGAGGTCGCGGCTTGGAGAAGCGCGATACCGGCGGCCTGAAGCGCCGGCTTGACGGCGTTGATGCACGATGGCAGGTCGGCGTACTTCGAGCGAAAGTGTGGATTCGTGGAGGACTTGAAAACCTCGTCCATGTTGCCCTGGGCGATGAGGAGCGCCTTGGCGATGGGCGCGAGGGTAGGCGAGAACTCGATTCCCGAGGTTTCTACGGCCTGCGGGTCCCGCAAACGGCGCTGCTCGTTCGCGGCGCTTTCGATCATTTCGTCCATTTCGTCCTCAAAGACATCGGCTGGGTCGCGCGCGTTCAAAACGGGACCTCCTCTTGGACGAGCCGCGCGTACCGGTCATGCTTCGGGTTGCGCTCGCATTGACGGAATCTGCAATACTGACACTCGTCATACGGCGGAACGTCGCTCGGCACGGCAGGCGGCATTGGCGCGCCCGGCCCGGTCTGCGCGTGAATCTCTGCGGCCTTGCGTTCGATCAGCGCCCGCGAGGCTTCCGGCTGTATCCAGTATTCTGTTTCGACGTGCGAGCCCGCGTGTTTGACCAGGACCACGGCTTCAGAGAGGCCGAGGGCGAGCGCGTAGGCCGCCGCTTGGACGCGGTGATGCGGCTGAACCTCGTCCTTCGGCTTGCGCGCGTCGGTCGTCTTGGTTTCGATGAGATACTGCCAGTCGGATTTCCATCCGACATTCTCTATCTCACCAACGATAAGGTCGGGGTGCCCTTTGAGCCCCAAGAACTCGACCTCCGCGCCTTCCACGACATCGTGGCCCGCGGCGCGCAGTGTGGCCGCCACGCCGTGCTCGTAGTCGTGTCCGATCTGAAACTTGGCGAGCAGTTCGCGATCGGGCGCTTCTTCCTCGAAGCCGTTGCGGCGATACCAAACGGCGCGCAGACACTTGTACAAATCTCCGATGTGAGCAGCCGCTTCGTCGCCACGCGGCTTGCTGCGCTCGGCAAAGAGGATGTCGGTCAGCGAGGGCGCGCTACTCATGGTGGCCGAGCGGATCAAACTCCGCGCCACGGTCGCCGCGCAGGCTGATGGCCTTCTCGGCCACGTCCGCGTCGGAGACGGCTTCAGAGGGGGCGCGCGGCCGCAGAATCCACACAACCTCACCAACGCCCTCGCCTTCGGCGGCCCGGGCGCACCCCGCGCAGACAGGGAGGGCTTGCATTCCGATGAGGATATGCGCGCGTATGGTTTGGTCGGAGTCAGAGCAACGAGGGCGGGCGCACCGCTCAACCCAGCCCTCGGGCACCGGGCAGGCGTCGATCGGCGTCTTGTCGCTCATGGCTGCACCTCATCGCTATCTGCGATGTCTGCGCCGATGATGTACCGCTGGTCCCTTGCGGGTGCCTTGTAGATGGGCTCCCCCACTTTAAGGTCGATCTTGAGCATATCCAGTCTGTGCCGGCGCGCGGAGAGACGGTCGTAGAAGTCGTGCTCAAAGGCGGTAAGTGCGGCCTGCTCCTCGGCGATGTTGGCGAGGGTCAGGTCGACGTCGAGGACGGGCTCAAAGTCGCTACGCACGTATCGCAAGGACGTTTCTTCGTAGATCGCCACCTCGCGCTGGACGATCGGGAAGTCGGCGTTTCCAGGGCGCACGTCAGCCTCGCTCGGGCGCGACAGGTGTGATAGAATCTTCGATGAGGGGCTTGTCGCAAGAATCATTTGCGATGGGTCCTTTCGTTGTCTGTGCGGCTTCGTCTAGGATCGTCCGCAGTTCGGCTTCGAGCGAGCGGCGGTTGCGCCTTGCGCGGGCCTTGAGCCCTACAACGGTTTTGTTCGTTAGGTCGCGCACCTTCACCTGAGCCATCGCCCCCATTATAGTCCCTATTGTGCCCCCAAGTCAAGTAAGGTATAATTTAGGTGTGGTTCGTGACGAGGATCGCTGTAAGGCCATTGCGCAGACGTCTGGGGTCCGTTGCGCAAGCGTCGCGATAAGGGCTGGGCTGTGTAACCAGCATAACCAGGCACAACAAGTCTGCCTGGTCGCGCCAACTTTCGTACGGGGCTGGCATGAAATAGTATTAGGGCTCCCGCTACCTGCGGTTTACGCGATTTATCTTGACAGGGTTTTGGTATACATCGGCAGTTCTAAGAAACTAGCAACACGATTAGGGAGTCACTCGCAGTTAATCCGTGCTCGCAGGCAAAGTAAGGTCTTAATAAAGGCGCGTTACTGCAAGCCGCGGACCTTTGACTGGCTATCGGCTGAGGCACGGCAGCGAAGGCGGCAGCCCGTGGTAGAATTCAAAGCATGACGACCGCGTTGTGCCCGTCTTGCAAGCGAGAGAAGTTTCTTGCCACGCGGCTGAAGGTGCTCGCGAACGATGAGAAGGTAACTATGCTCCCTTGCTCGTGATAGCGGCGCGACGGTCGCGGTTACGCTGAGTGGCGGAAGAGCTGCAGTTCTCGCAGGTCGCGCGCCCCTTCTGTGCCTTGCGCCCGCAGGTAATGCACAGGCCAGCGGCGCGACGTCGGGCGTACTTGGCGTTTGCCGACTTGCGCCACTTGGCTCGCTGCGACGATGTACTCATGCCTGGGCCTTCTTCCACCGAAGATACTGCTCGTGATAGGGGTTTTCCGGGTTAGCGAGTTCGGCCTCGGTGAACGTAGCCGTGAACGTGATCGACTCATGCTCCGCGATTGTGCCGCCGCACTCTGAGCACCGTTCCCCTGTTCCTACGAAGGAGAAACCGGAGAAATAGTACGTCGGATTAGGGTGGCTCATAGCGTGCTCATCCATGCGGAGTACCTCTCCGCTACCGGGCGCAAGCGTGGGATGAAGCAAGCCGCTACGCCGAGCCAGAACATCACGACTCCCGTTAGCAGCATCCAAGCGCAGAATAGGGCCAGGGCCGCTATCGGTACACCTACGACCACGGCAAGGCAAATCCAAAGGACGCTCATGTGTCACCCTTTCTTGTTCGCCCGCTCTCCGTACCAGAGGGCCAAAACGAGCAATAAATACGAGATTACGAGCCCGACTGCAACGCCGACTCCAAAGACAATCCAAACTTGGATGCTCATTCTCTCACTTCCCACGCGCTCATTGGATCCGTCCTGGCGCGTTCGATCTTCGCCGCGAGGTTATTCGAACACGCGGCGCGCTCTCGTTCTAGGCGATCGACTTCAGCTAGGACTCTTGCGGCCTGGGTGCGGCCATGCGCTCGGGCCTTGACTTCCACAATTCGCCCGATGCTGCGTCGCAGGTCGTCACGCTCTTGCAGCGCAGCATCGCGTTCTTCCGCGAGTTCGGAGCAGTCATGGTCGTTGAGTTCGTCCCTAAACTCGTCTCGCTCCGCTTGCGTCTTGGATAGTTCCTCGCGCATCGCATGGAAGGCAATCCAGCCGTCTTGCGGTTTCAAGTTTGCTAATTCTGCTCGGAGGTGGTCGTTTTCTGAGCCGAGCGCGGAACTAAGGGCGAGCGCCCCGTCGAGTTTATTTCGGAGAGTAGCGCACTCGGCTTCAGCCTTAGCCACGCGCTCACGAAGGCTCTCAATGGCGTTGGCGGCTTGATCTGATAGAAGTCGGCTGTAGCCGCAAGCGCGCAACTCCGCCACAAGCGCGTCGAGTTCGGTCTGTCTTGGCGGAAACTCGAAAAGGCGCGCTCCGGTCTTAGTGTCCGAAACGACACCGAACGTAGTCCCGGGCTGCTGAAGGAACGCCTTGGCTTCTGACAGAGCGGCGGTGAAGAGGCGCTGGAACGGCGACGAAGCGGGGTCGGGTCCGAGGAAGCGAACGGCCTCGAACGCGAGGGGCTTACGGCGGTTTCTCATAGTGTTTCCTCCTGTGCCTCTATCTCCGCTAACGATACTCTATCCGCCACACCCTGTCAATAGCCGAGCCGCAGATTCTCTCCGAGGTGCGGCAGAGAGGGGCGAAAGTGGGGTTCGAGCGCGTCAGGCGAGCCCCAGGACGCATCCTAGCAGACGGCCAGGTGGTAGGATAGCCTGAGTCTTGACGGCAAGAAGAAGCCCCCGCCTTGCGACGAGGGCTTCGAGTTAGGCGGTTGCTTTGCGCCGCTTGGTTCGCAGGTTCGCGGCTCGGCCGCAGTCTGGGCAGGTTGCTCGTTTCTTCGGTGCCGAGTGGCCGCACACGATGCACAGGCCGGCGGCCCGGCGGCGTGCGACCTTCGAGGCCGCGTCCTTACGCCAGCGAGCGCGCTGGGTGCGGATTGTCATAAATTACTCTTCGCCAAGAGCGCGAATAAGTCGCCGTTCGCTTCGCTCGGTTTCCATCTCTGGAGCGACCGCTTTGACTCGCTCGACAGCCTCGGCAAGCCGCTTTCTGGCTTCGTCACGCTGGGCCTCGACGTTCGTGATCTGCCGTTCGAGTTCGTCGCGTTCGTGCGTGACCTTTTCAAGCGCCGCAGCAAGCCCGAAAAACAATTGCTCGCGTTCTTCACGGTATTTCTCAATGCGTGCTACCGCCTCGCGCAGTTCGCGCAGTTCGGCGATGGGGGCTGCCTCAAGGTAAAGTATATGATCGCGGAACTCGTCTCGCTGTCTCACGATAGCAACGGCTGTCTCGAAAACGTCTCCAGTTGGGCCAGCGTTGAGAACGCCACGAAGACGATTAAGCGTAGCGCGAGCGGCGTCGCGCTCGGCTATTCTAGCCGAAGTGTATTGGTCCGTGAAGAGGTCCAAAAAGCGTCTCATAGGGAGAGAAGCTCAGTTCCAGCGATTCTAGCCTTGCCGCCATGCTGGATGCCGCGGAGTGCGACTTCTTTATTGCTCGCGCCGCCGAGGTATCCAACGTAGTCGTAAATCAGGGTGCGTAGGGTTAGGATGCGGAGAGCGATTTGGTTCGCCATGTTCATTTCCTCCTAGGACAGAGTATAGCGCACCCGCTTAGACAGAGTCAAGCGCGCAGGCCTTTGTCTCTTCCGCATCGTGGAAACCTTGACGCGCCGTGTTATCCTGGAAGCGAACACCGGAGGCCGGCGCTCCAGCAGTGAGCGCAGCTCGATCGCAAGGTCGGGCTTTTTCTATCCCCTCAGTCGACCGTCTCTAGAGAGTCATAGACCTTATGGGCCGCCACCTGACGTCTAAGACGCTCGAGCGCCTTTTCGCGCTTGGTTCGCGCCGGCTTCGGACGAGTCACCGGGGGAGCGACCTTCTTCGGAGCGACGATCGGTAGCCCGGCGAATCCGAACCCATCCTCCGTTACCTCCCAGCGGTAAAAGCGAGCTCGAGCGACGAGCCCCTGACTAACCAAGCGTAGAAGGTCCCGCCTCATCGTGCGCTGGGATCCGCGCCCAAGGTAACTCGAGAGCTCAGTTGCCGAGGGCCAGTAGCCAAACAGCCGACAGAAGCGTATGCACTTCGCTAGGACCCACTTCGGGCGGCCTCGAGGGTTACGGGGCTTCCGCACGGCGGACAGGTTCCAGGGCCAAAGGAAGGGCCCTTTCCTGGTCATCCAAGGCACTAGCTCGCTCGTGAGCGTGTACCTGCGAGGTCCTAGGTATTACTAGCCACAGAGCACCTAGAACGACTGTCCGAGCAGAGACGAAGCGAATCCGCCCCGCCCCCTCCGTAGGCTTCTGAGCCCTCGTGGAGCACTCAGAACCGAGTGCTTACCGGACTGCTGGGCAACGATCTCAGGGCCCGCAAGCACGCAGGGCTAGGATCCACGAGGCCGAGGGTGCATAACAATACTTATGCGTTGCCAGGGACGAGGATGCACGAGGCAGACTTGCATAGTCTTGCAGGCCCCTCCCGCTTATGCACTTCCTGGCAGCCCGGACGCTTGCTCGCCGGCAGGCAGGGGTGGTAATCCCCTGCCCTAGGGCCTCAGTGCTCCAGCCCAACCCAACCTCCTCAGAATCTACGAAGCCCTAAGAAATTAGAAAAAGAAAGTAAGGCAAGCAAGCGACTATGGTTCCAGTACGAAGCAGGCGATGTGTCGGCCTGTGCCGAGTCCTGGAAGCCGATCTTCGGTAGCGAGCCAGCGGACGTCGCCGAGATTCGTGACTTTTGCGCCCGCAGCGAGCAACATGAGCACCCACTTGTCGATCGGGTAGACCAGGACGACTCGTTTGCCTTTCTTATGTTCTGCGAGGGCCTTGCGTACCCAAGCAGTAGGGCCTTTCTTTCGTCCCTGGTGGATGATGCTGCCGAACGGCGGGTTGACATAGCTCGAGGTACCCCAGTCGTCAGTCAAGCCGTCGAAACCCTCGGGCTTGGGATAGGGGCAAGGGTCGAAGTTGAACTCGTATTGGCGGTTGAGGTCATCGTAAAGGGCCGGCGGGGTGAGCCAGTAGTGCTTGCCGTCTGCTCCGTTCCCGGCGTGGAACTTGTTGTGCTCAGTCTTCATGGTGAGGACTTCAACGCCGCGCCTGGACGGATCCTGCATAAGAAAACGCGCCCCTTTGCAGGAACGCGCTTCTTGCTTTTGCAAGCACTGGGTCTCCGAACCCAAGTAAGCCTTCGCCTCTGGGACGTATATACGGGCATAGCGCCGTAAGAACCTTCCAGGAAAAGACTGAAACGGTTGGCAGGCCCTTGAGCCTCTACCCTCTCCTGACCCACAACCCTTGCTGCTTGATAAAGCGGCTGACCGGGTGGGGAGGGAGGACGGGAGCATAGTTCTTGCAGGTTCGGAGCGTTTGCTCTTTTTAAGTTGCAAGGGCCGAAAGTCCTGTTGCTCAGAGTCCTATTGACTTATTAGGCTTTTCCTGGAATCATGGGGAGGTGAAATACGCTTCGGGGTTGCGCCGGGTTGGAAGTCTGTTGTGAAGGTGGCTCTTTCTGGAGTTCGGCGCGATCTTCAAGCCTGGCTTGCCGTTTCCGTTGACGAATTAGCCGCTTGCCTAGACTTGTCGCCCACCACGGTCGTCAACGCGACCAAAAAGGGCGCTCCGCATCACCCTCAAACCGTCCGCAAACTAAAGACCATTCACGGACAGTTGGTCGAGTTGCGTAAGGTCATGGGGGCCGCTACTGCAGAAACATGGGCCAAGACGACAGGGCGCTCTTTGCTTTTGCGCGGCGATATCAAGATTTTTGAGGCGTTCATTGACTCCAAGATTTGGGGTTCGATGCGTCGTCAAACGCCGTCGTATATGTTCGGGGACTTTGAGGCTGAACTTATTGTGAAGCCGAGCGACCACCCGCCAGCGATGGGCTGGTGCGAGAAGCACGGCTGCTGTGAAAAGTGCGCTTACGAGAAGATCGACGCGAGGACGGCATGAAAGCAACCGACGACGCGGCCCGCGCCGACTCAAGCATGAGTGAGCAGAAGGTAGAGCCCTGGCCCTGGCAGTGCCCGGTCTGTGAGAAGTGGTTCCCGGATGATGCTAGAGAACACGACTGCGCTGGTAAAGCGTGCTGGGCTTGCGGGAGGGACAGCAGCGGTAACCATGCTTGGTGGTGCGAGGTACAGCCGGAATGAGAATCCGAACCAACGATACCCGCCTTCAGATCGACCTCAAGGAGTGCCCTGAAGGAATGGTCTCTCGGCTCAAAGAGAAGGCTTTCAAGTCCGATATGCGGCTTTCTGCCTTGGTGCTCAAAGTGCTCAATAAGTTCGCCTTCAGCGATCAGGTGGTGAGGAAATGAAATACCGTAAGCGTCCCGTGGTCATTGAGGCGTTTCAGTACGACGGGGAAAACTGTCGTAGTGCCGCCGAGTTTGTTGGGGAAACGCACGAGGACGACGACCTCTGTTGCGATTCTCACGTTTACCGTATCGAGACACTCGAAGGGATTATGTCAGCAAATCCTGGCGATTGGATAATCAAAGGCGTCAAGGGCGAGTTCTACCCGTGCAAGCCGGACATCTTCGAGGCGACGTATGAAGCGGTGGGCGCATGAGAACCCCCGCAACCATCTTAGCCGAACTCCGGGAAGCCAAGTACGGCAAACCTGAAACCTGCCAGGAACTCATCCTTGAGGTCTTACTGGATATGAGGCTCTTGATTGCCGAACTCGTGGAAGAAGTCCACGAAGCAAACGTGGAGCCTGAAGGATGAACGACGATTTGCTGACGCAAGCGAGATTGCTCGTTCGGGAACCGCACAAGATTCGCGGCCATGAGGGAATGGAGTGCGGCCTGCAATGCTTAGAGCAACACCTGCTCGGCGTACTCAATCGACCGACCTTTACGGGTGTTGACGTCATGTGGGGTCCGCGCGCCTGCGGGAATCTCTACGGAGCCTGGGACCTGCACGCGAATCGGTATGTGAGGCTGACGGGTTCCTTTCCTGCCCCTGAAGGAGGGCTGTTCACTGTTGATCTTTCGGACGCGCTAGAGGGAATGTATGTCTGAACACCTCTGGGCCGCCGTCGCGATCCTAGCTCTCGCGGGTTGGACCACCGTACTCGTCCTTCTCAGCCGCAGTCTCTTACCAATGGCGAATGCCTTGGGCGTGTTAAATAAAGTGGACTCGGTGATTGACGACCGCATCATGCGGGTCGTGCAGCGTATCCGGGAACGCGAGGACAAACGTTCTGTGTTACAGGCAACGCAGCCACAGCAGAAAGAGACAAGTGGTGCAGCCCGCGTAAACCCGATAACCGAACTCTTCGGACAAGGTGCTATTGAGCCCGTGGGTGAGCAGCCTGATTCCTCAGAGAACCTGGAGATTGTGAACTAATGCCGCGCCGCCGCCCGATCGGAGACGACCAACTCATCGACGTAGAAGCGCCGCCCCTTATGCTGCCCTCTCCGCGCCCAACGCACCGGCATGAGCATGAGGTGGACCCGTACCAGTCTCCGCCAGGAGCCGTTCCCGTTCGCCTCCGTTCCGAGTCAACTTCTCCGCTCAAGAGAAAAATGACCAAGGCCGACCTCGAAGCCCGTAACGCGGCCCGCAAAGAACGAGCCATGAAGGCCGAGAGGTATGCTAGGTACTTGGAAGAGTTGACCGATCAGAATGGTAACCAAGAGCAGGCCCTTGCGATTATCTTTGGGCTTCAGATCGAAGAGGTACGCTTGCGTCGGCTAGAACTGCACGCTGAGGTTAGGAGCGGGCTTGGGTCGACTACCCTTGCCGACGTTCTGGAACGCAACGACTTAGGGCAAGTCGCCCGGGCGAATCTCCTTCGGAAGCACGCCTACTCCGCTATCCCTGCCGCCTCTTTGAAAGCTCTGGACATGGTGGCCGATCTCGATGGTGAACATTCCGGCCTGGGGTCATTTGAGGACTTCTTGCGTTTGGCGAAGTCTAGTAAAGGGTGAAAAGCATTCGCACGTTCGCCGATCATGCCGTAGACTGGCTCCTCTTCTTTGCGCTCATTCTGGTTATCGTACTTGTACTCAGTACACCAGTCGGGCGAGACGCCTTCTGGTGGTTCAATGCCCTTGGCCCTTGGGCCGGAGACTAGAGAGAACATGATAGACCCGAAAGCCCGTGCACTCTTGGCTGCAACGAAGCCGCGCGTCCAGCTAAAAATACATGAGATCAAACCGGAAGACATTGAGCCTAATGGGGATCGCTATTGCATTGAGGCGATAGATTTCGATGAAACCATTGAACTTGGTTCACTGCTGGTTATCACCCAGCCGGTGCCGCAAAAAGATGAATACGGGCGGGAGATCCCCGACAGTCACCCGCAGGCTGACCCAACGATTGAGCGCCGAGGCGTGATTGCGGGGATTATTATAACCGCTGGGAACGGGCATCTTCTCGGATTGCCAGATCCGGGCGTTGCCGTGACGAAACAGGGTCCTCATGGCGCGCCAATGGGAGATTTATTGACGCGCGTTCCCGCCGACGTTCCCATGTTCTTCAAACCGGGCGACGTTGTTCTAATTGACCACAATGCGAAAGGGCGCGCTCTGAAAATCGTGGGCCGCGAGTACCGTATCGTTGGGCAGATTGACATTCTTGCACGGGTCAACGGTATTCGAGTGCGACGTAACGACGACGGAGATTGGGAAAGAATAGAGTGAAGATCGGGACAAAGGTTCTCGTTACCCCTCCAGAGCCGTTCGTTGCCGTTGTAAAGGGCAGTCGTGCCGGGCGTGTTTGGTTGCGCGGCCAAAGGGGCGAAGGGCCGATTCTGATCCCGGAACGCTGGGCGTCTGAGGACTTACCGAAACCGCATCCTGAAGAATCGGAGGAGGAGTGACGGCGGACCAGCAGGGCATCGTCCGTAAGCCTCCCGTTAAAGGCCGCAGATTTTTAGCCGTCGACCTCGACGGTACGTTAGCCTTCTACGATAAGTGGAGGGGAAGAGAGCACATCGGCGAGCCCATACCTGCGATGGTTACAAGGGTGAAGGAGTGGCTTGCCAAGGGGGATGTGGTCTGCATCTTCACTTCCCGTGTTGCTGAGGAGACGGACCCCGAGGTGTACGCCAGGGTGCATGCGTGGTGTGAGAAGCACATCGGCGAACGGCTCTACGTGACGGCAACCAAACACCGCTGGATGGTTGAGTTTTGGGACGACCGCAACGTACTCGTTGAAACGAACACCGGCAGAGTTCTATGAAACCGATTGTGGATTTGCAGGGCAACATCGCGTTGCCAGAAGGCGATGTTGTGCTCACGACTCACAACTTGGTAGGTTTGGGGGATCATGCAATCTATAGTACGCTCCCCAAGCGTTTCAAAGATATCGGGCGCAAAGTATACATCGACAAAGACATCGGGGCCCGCAACGATCAGATCCTCGAAGCCTTCTGGATGCGTAACCCCTACATCGACGGGCTGACCGACCGTAAAGCAAACGCCGGATATGTGCGCCAGGGCCTCTTCTATGAGGTTGCCAACCGCTTCGATGAGAGCGGTTCGATTGAGGCGATGGAACGCGCGCACGGACTCCCCCCACCGTATTCAATCGCCCCGTATATCAACTACGCTCCGAAGCCGTTTCACATCGACCTTTCGCAGCACGTACTCCTAGACTTCTCCGCTACATCGTCGCAGATTGACAACAAGGGAATCTCGGAGTTTATGCGTGCGATGAAAGGCAAGTTTCGCAACGCCCCTTTCCTTCAACTCCTCATGCCGAAGTGGGCTTCCTTGCACCCAGCCGAGATTGCGTGCGAATCGGTGCAAGTGGATGGAATCTATATGTACCTCGATATGCTTGCGGCTTGTAGAGGATGGATTGGCTCCGAAGCCGGTGGGCAGTCCCTTGCTGCGGCGGTTCGCGGAGAGCATCTAGCGACAGAGTACGACGTGCGGCCTGAAGTCAGAGTGTGTATAACTCCGCAGACCCACAATGACCGTGGCTACGTTTTTTCAGGAGTTGGTTATCGGGACACGCAGTTCTGCCAAGACCATTCTTCGGATTGGCACTTCCCGCACGAGATGGTGAACCACGCTTATGATCTCAGATGCGCCATATCTCTGCAACAGATGCGGGCTCGCGGGTGAGCGAGCGTACCTTGCTGCTAACTTCGTTTCCCCCAGCCTGGCAAGGTTTGGCCGATATTACTACGGCGACGATGCGGAAATACTGCGAGGCGCAAGGATACGAGTTTTTCGCAGATTGCTCCGAGACGTCGATGCCCCTAAAGTCCCCCTGGACCGATCAGCCAAAGTCAGGGTACTGGCCGACCCGCTACTTCATCAAGTTCGCCCTTCTCGAACATTACCTGGACAAGAACTCCTGCCTCAAGGAGTACGATACGGTGGCCTGGATTGACTCTGATTGCATCGTGTCACGCTACGACCTCCCACTTTCAACCTGGCTTGGGGACGTGGTAACGGCCTGGGACGTGAACGCCTTGCACCCGACCGTTATCATCGTGCGGAACTCTTTGCTGACACGCGGACTTATGTGGGCTTGCAATTCCGCCGGCCGCACCCTTTTCGCAACACACGACTGGTCAGACAATCTTTGTTTACGCTTCTTCTCTGCCACGCCTCCTTACGACAAACTCATGCGCTACTACTCGGCCAAAGAACTGTGCGCTATGCCGCCCGGAGTGTACCCCATTCCCCCAGACATTCGTTCTCAGTACGAGTGGGATGAAACCTCGTGGTCGCTGCACTTATCGGCACTTACTTTGGAAGCGCGCATTAAGATGGCTACTGCATTCGTTGACGATCACAAACTGCTGTGAAGGTGGTTATGTGTACCGCGCACGGTCCGGAGTACCAAAGCCTTGCGGACATCACGCGCCCGAGCCTTGAACGCTACTGTGAAAAATGGGACTACGACTTCCTGTACGACCAGAACCGCACGGATAAAGATGCCTGTAAAGTTTCTTTATACCAAGAGGCGTACAAAACCGGAAGGTACGGGGCAGACGATGTGTTCGTTTGGGTCGATACAGACGCGATCATAATGAACTCTGACAAGAAGATCACCGACATTGTGTACTGGATGATGCCGCGCAGTATTCACTACCTTATCGGCACCGACGTCAACGGGCTAAACAGCGGCGTATTCATTGCCCGCTTCTCTCCTGAGGCTATGCTGTTTATGACGGTCGCTACCTCAATGAGCATAGTATCAGGCTGGGCAGATCAAGAGGGGCTCATCCAGACGGCTATTAAGTCTCCGCACAAGGAAATCTACAGAGAGGTTCCGGGTAAAGTTTTCAACTGCAACCTCTATGCCTTGAAAGGCTGGGACTTCGGAGAGTACGGGAACTACGTTAATCAATATGAGCCGGGAGACTTTGTGCTCCACCTGGCCGGTGTAGAAGAACCTACTCGCTCGAATACCTTGCGCGAGTACGCAGCGAAGGCTACATGAACAAGGTAATCGACAACATAGGGAATTGGTTGCTTGCGGCCGTGGTGGTTGTTGCGAGTTTTCACTTATGGGAATGGATGGGAGTGTTCGTGTCGAGCATTGTTCTCATTGTGCTTGTCGCCTTTAGCTACTCCTCGGATGATTCGTCGAAGAAAGATTCAAGTACATGACTCGCTCAGAAAAAGGGGGGCTCGCTTCGGAGATCCGCCGCGTTCACGGCTACTGTCTCGAATCTTCGGATGCACTTGGAGAGTGGCTGAAGAAGAATCCTCATGTAGAACCGGAGGAGGCGCGCAGCGTGGCGAGCATGTCGCACGGCGTTCCGTTCCCATCCATTCGCGGCAAGAAAGAGGGCCCGTTTCCGGTGTACCCTGACAGGCCGTACTACGACGCACGATTCCACGAAGAGGGGGCATTGAGTCCAGGTCTATGAGAATCATCCGCCCGCAGAGCAGAGCCGAGTGGTTCATCTCAGGCATAGGGCTCATCCGCAAGAACATCTATGGTTGGGACGACGACAAGCCGCTTCCAGGCTTTAAGGTCTGCCTGTACGGCTACTACAACCGCAAGTACGACTCGATTGCAGAGATTGCTGAAGCGAACTGGCAAGCGTACTGCGAACGCCACAAGTACGCGCTAAGGATGTTCCCCGGAGCCTACGAGGACTCAGGGACAGATATTGTAGACGGCGATCGGGAGAAGTTCAAACTCTACTACGACATTCGTGGGCTGTTCGATGTGGTCATGTACCTGGACGTCGACTCGATCATAATGAACACGGATGTGCGAATTGAGTCCGTGCTATCGAACAAAGAAAGTCCCTACGTGGGGGACCTGTCTTCTTTCCTTTGGACATACGATGAGAACGGCCCGAACTCGTCCCTCCTCATAGCCCGTACCGACGATACAACCGAACGCCATCTGCGCTTCGCCTACGAACGAGCCAAGACCGAGAACAACGTGCGCCACGGAAAGATCGAACTTGGCGGTATCTCCGACCAAGACTCCATGCGCGACCTCATGGGTATCCCCCCATTCAGCGCGACCTTCGGGAACTGCTTTGAGGCCGAGAGTGTGGGCATCTGCTACAAGTGGCAAGACTACAAACCGAGCGACTGGATCGTGACTTTCCCCGGTATGTCGTTTGAGGAGAAGCTCGCGAAGATGCGTGAGTTCTCTGCGCGTGCTCTGGCAAAGGCGTGACCTACACCTTTCGTCTAGGGACGGGTGATGAGTCTTGCTGGAAGAGTGTTTACACCAATGACGAGTACCGCGTCCCCAAGTTCACGTCTAACGATACGGTTCTCGACATCGGCCTTAACATCGGGGCGTTCACCATGAAAGCATGGGACCAAGGCTCCCGGAGCATCTATTCATTCGAGGCGTGTCCGCAGAACATTGCGATTGCAAACATGAACGTCGGCGCGCTTGAAGGGGTACACCTCTACCACAAGGCCGTGGTGGGCGACCATAACCCGGACTTCTTGCCTTTCCCAGTTGGCAACAACAGTTTCTTTATCCAGGAACACGAAACGGTGGATGTGGAGACGATCACTCTGCATGAACTCATTTGCAGTGTAGGCAACGTGCGGTACCTCAAGATCGACGTTGAAGGTTCGGAGTGGGAGATTCTCTACTCACTTCCAGATGTGATGTTTAGACAGATTCAAGAGATTATCGGCGAGTACCACCAGCCTTCTCGGACCTATTGGGGACTGAGACAGAATCCCAGGCACCCGAACTACGACTACCTTACGCTTCAGCAATACTTACAAGACGTGGGCTTCCACACGCAGTTTCGTCCTCCGACTCCGCCGCCGATGTCGGGGTCGTTTCATGCCGTCCGCATTTGAGATCGCCGTGTGCAGTTTCCATACTCCTAATTTCCAAGAACTCGCAGAACTGACCGTGCCGAACAAAGAGGCGTACTGTCGCCGGCATGGGTACAACGGAGTGTTCGATATGCGGGAAGGGTGGCAGCCCTACGATAAGTTCAGGCTGGTAAGGATGCTGATCGAGAAGCACGATGCGGTATTGTGGATTGACTGCGATGCACTCTTTATGAACCCGACCTCCAAGGTCGAGGCTCTGATCGACCGCATCGACGGCCCAAAGGTTCTGACCATAACTCGCGATGGGCAGAACGACGGGGTACCAAGTGTGAACTCCGGCGTCTTTCTCATGGAACACTGCCCGGAAACCATTGAGTTCTTGGACTGGGCGTTGAGGGACGACATCTACGCCGACGCGACCAAGAACCCGAATATGAACAAGGACCAGCCCATTCTCAATGCGTTCGTCACGGTAAACCGGGACTTGTGCCGTATCATGCCGCAGAGAACGATGAACAGTTACCTCCGCAAAGAGTACCCGATCTATCTGTACCCTTGGAGCGAGTATGAGGAGGGGGACTGGATCCTGCATTTTGCGGGCCTGCCGTATGAGCGAAGAATCGAACTAGCCCGGAGGTACTTAAGTGTCTGACCTTACCGACTTCCTGCCCGAGATCAAGTCGCTTCAAAAGCGGTTTGGATTCGGTTATCTCGTAGAGACCGGAACCGGAAAGAACTCGCACGGCTTGCGGGTTGCCGATGCTATGGGACTATCGGCGTATTCATGCGACGTGTCTGAGGCGTGTGTGGAGAACGCTAGTACAATGTATCCCGAAGCCATTGTCGTTCAAATGGAGAGTACCGCCTTTTTAAGAAACGTCTGTAAACAGTCCATGAGAGAGTCTGTGTTCTTTTGGCTAGATGCCCACTTTTCAGATAGCGGCGTTTATCTCTGGCCGCTCTTTGCCGAACTAGAAACGCTTAGAGACAATCGAGACTGTTCGCGAGACGTGATATGGTGCGACGATATGCAGCACGTCGCCGACCCGCTCAACCCGATAAGGGACCAGCGCGTAGGATTCGATCTCCCCGATGGAACGGTTTGGCCGGGGGATACTACTCACCCAATCGTGGAATACGTTTCCCCTTTTCTTGACACGCACACCGCCTTGATCGTTGGTACGGTCTTACGCTTCACCCCGAAGGAACCAAAATGACGCAGCCGGATACTCTTCGTTCCAAGGTGCAGGAATTGCGGAACGACCTAAGTAGCGGGTCGCGTTCGTGGCACGATGTCATTAAACGCCTAGATGATATTCTTGCTGTTCCAGATGAGAAAAACGTGCAAGAACCAGCCAGTTTCATGCCGCTTGCGAATCTCGTAGCCCAGAAGGGGATCAAGTTCTTTGTAGAGCCGCAGTCTAACAGGAGCATGGCTGGGATGGACGCTGCGGCCCGCCTGCAACTCACCGGCTACGCTTGCGAGTCAGACACCGAATACGCGGCGGAGATTGCCAGAAGGTTCCCTGACTTCGAGATATACGATGGAGACGCCATGACGTTCTTACGCGAGATCATCCCGAAACTGTGGGAGCCGACGTTCTTTTGGCTCGACCCATCTTCTCCGACACACGCAGAGGAACTGGCGCTCATTGAGGCTGCGTCAGAGAAGCAAAGCTGGTTCATGGACTTCAAGAAGATGAAACACGAGGACCAGATGGACTACTCGCTTGGAAATTGAGTTTATTCCGTGGGTGTTCGTTGCGCCCTCAACCTGGACAGACCCGGAAAGCGGGGAAACATACACAAGGGAGCCATACTACATGGCGCGCTTCGTAGTGATGGACGTTTTTCCGCCACCTAAGACTTCTGCCCAATCAACTGCTGAGATTTCCCTTTCGGACATAGAACGCTGTGGAAATGACAAAAGCCAACTTGCAGAACTAGTGAGGGTACAGTGCGAGATTGCGTTGGCGTCCCTTGAAGACCTACTCCGAGAAGCGGGTGTTGACGTGTCTACAATTCACTCAAAGATGGATGGTTGCGATCTGAAACTCCCATCCGAGTCATCGCAATAAACCGTTCCTCGAACTCCTTTTTCTTCTCAGCCTCTTCTTCTTCGTTCTTGCGATGCAGACCAGAATACGGATCCCGCGCTATGCAGAGAGCGATGCACAGCGCATCGTAGTGATCGTCCTTGCCGCGTGAGGACTTGTACGCGCCGGTTGGAGTTCGCGACAGACCGCGAATCTCGCGTATCGTCTTAGCGTCGGGGATGATGATGTCGGGCTCCGGTTTGCCAGTTTCTCTGTTACGGTAGCAGGCGAGTTCGGTGAAAGTTTGGTCCATGAGGGGCCGAGTCTTCGCATCGGTCTGCCAGCCGGGATACTTTGACGGCTCTGGGTAGTCGGCGTCGTAGCGTTTCCAGTAGTGGACGTTACTCATCCCCTGGTCCATACAGGTTCGTACGAGTTCGTAGCCTATCCCCATCGTTTCTATAGCGTAGTAGCAGTTGAAGTACCAGCGGTAGATGAACAGTAGTTGCTGGCGAAGCAGGTACGACGGAACACGAGCCTCGTAGGTTAGAACGATTTTGTTGTCACGGAAGCGCACGACTTGGGCGACGGTAGCATCGGAGTCCGGTGACTCGTAGGCAATATCTGTGTCCACACCCATCGTGTATTTCTCGCCGTTTTGGGGTGGAGCATAGATGCGGATTTCTTGCCACTGGTTTGCTGCGTGGTGGTCGAACTCGTCTTCACCTCTGAAAAGTCCGACTGCTACAGGCTCTTTCTCCTGACGAGAGATGGTGTCGAGTGAGGCACGGTCAAATGGCGCAGAACCTGATTCAATAAACGCTTCGGCGATGGTGCAGCCGAAGAACTCCTGTCGAAAAGTCAGGAGTTTCATTTCGTCGGTCGGCATTTTGTAGCCGTCTATTTTCCGACGCCGCCAGAAGAGGCGGGAAAGCGAGACGCCGTACTTATCGCGTAACTCGAACTCTTCTTCAGCCCCGTACTTTGCGATCTGCCCGAGCGTGCTCAAAGTTTCGGCTTGCTGTTCTTTACTAAAAGGCCTCTTGATTTCGCCTTTTGGATTGACCTTGGAGCGCACGTCGTACTCTTCGTGCAGTCTCCACGGGCACACGGCGGGAATCATTACTCCCGGATAGCCCTTGGAGACGGTATCGGGGACGCCTAAGATGCCGTCATAGACTTCTTGAGCGGTAAGCTCGCCTTTCCAATTCTCAATTCGTCTCGTCCATTTTGGATTATCTTCGATTGCCTCCATAATCATCGGGTAATATGAGTCATCAATTCCAGCGGGGGTCGTGTCGATGATGAGAATGGAGTGAGGAGAAAGCGGCATAGCCGAGATGATACCGGACATAACATCCGATTGCCGTTGCGAATCCATGTGAGCGTATTCCATGATGCACACAAAGCCGGTCGGGACGCCACGGAAAGACGACGGAACGGTTATTTGAATGGCCGAGTTCAGGCCGGGATTGGCAAGCCGGTCTTTTGGGTTCGGGTTATCCAGTACATAATGTTTCATATTTTGGATGCGACGCATCGGTTGCATCCAACCAGGTAGTCCATTAAGCATCGTGCCGAGGCGGGTGGCTTGTTCGTTTGCCACGTCCTCATCGTCTACCAAGAGCAGCGAACGGCGGTTCTCGTCTAGGCAGAAATGCAGTCCCCGTCCGATGTTACGGAGGGTCCAACCGATCTGCCGAACCTTGACCTCTCCGACTCGTCCAGGAAGGTTGTTGCGGAGTTGGCTGTCGAGGGTGTAGTCCAGGATGGCCTGTCCGACAAAGGGCTTCATGGTGGTCAGGTTGCCGCTTTTGTCCGCGATATACAGAAAGTTCTCGGCGGTGAACACATACGAGTCGTGCATTTGCTTGGTCAATGCCACGCGCCAGATGTTTTCGTGGCCGGGCTCGGGGGTATCCGAGCCGTACTTGTTGACGAAAAACTCGGGGACGCTCATACGTTCGTTAGGGGCGTAGAGACTCTTCAACGAGGAGGACCTTTCGTCGGAGGGGCGCATTTTGCTTCATGGGGCTTTGGAGCGCGCTCAACAAACTACTGGACCCCCGAGGCCCCGCCTCGGACGTCCTCTCGACGGATTCGTTTTGGAAGGAACGAACTGGGCTCCCGATCGCCGCCCCGCATTCGGCTCGAGCGAACCTTCCCGCCCCGGCCCACCTCGAAGCGACCCTCGCAGCCCCCCGGTTTGTTTCGATGTCCGAGGCGACGTCGGTTCCGAAAGACCGGGTGCGTCAGGTCTCGGCCTTCGTGGAAGAACACTGGCAGCCGGTCATGCAAAAGACCGACTCAACCGACATTGCCACGATTCTACTCACTTCTCAGCAGCAGATAGGCTGGAAGGTCACGCAGAGACAGAGCCAGGCGAGCCGTCACGTTCAGAGCGCCGAGCAGTTCCAAGAGGTCTTACAGAGCGCCAACATCCAAGCAAGTGATGAGTTCTACGCGGGCTACTACGAGACGATTCCGGGCAACGACCCGGTGATCTTGGATGGAGAGATTCTTCGGGCTCAGGATGGGACGATTATCCGGGGCGGAACACAAGTCAATGGGCGCACCGACTATCGCTCCAAAACTAAGAACATGGTACTCTGGGACAAGGGATATGTGCGGGAGCGGTTGGCAGCACAGGCGGAATTGGAGTCTAGGCCGGTTCGGAACGTGAAGGCGAACCTCGAACGGGTCAAGGGCGAGTGCCTTCCGATGCGCCGCCTCCTGGCGAATCCTCGGGTTGATAGACGGTCTGCGGTTTGAACGATTTACTTGAGGTTCCGGTCATGGGAGGTCCTCAAGACGGGGCGAGGGTCTACATTCGGCCCGGCAAGACCGTGAACTTCGAGACGATTGACTGGCAGACGATGGAGGTGAGCGTAGCCGTTTACGCCCTCGCCGTCACGGCTGAAGGGAACTTCAGTTTGCGGTACCTCTCTACGCACGTTCGGTCCATTCAATGAGCGTATTTGGCGCAGACGCTAGTGAACTCGGCCCCGGCGCAGCAGCCGGGAAGTGGTTTGGCGGGGGGCCCGACGAGCCACCCAAGTCTCAAAAGACCCGCACTGGCCCAGAGAGTAAAATGGTGGCTTGGGGGAGGAGGGTCAACGGTACCCTCAAGCGCGAGGGCGAGAAAGTCCATGAGGAGATGCGGAAAAACACCGAACTTTCCCGAGGTGGCTGCCCTTGGTGGGGCGACAGACCGAAGTGGAAGATCGGAACCCGCCTCAACTATACGGCGACAGTTCCCCTCACGTGGACGGCCATTCTCTGCGATGCAAAGCCCTCGGTAAGTTACACAGCGGTCAACCGGGACAAGCAGAAGCGGGCCGATATTGCCACGGCTGCCTGGAACCAAGCGTACACAACCGGCGACTGGGAGCAGAAGATCCACGACGCCGTACTTGTCTCTCGAGTCCAGAAGGTATCCTATCTTCGCCTAACCTTCGATTCTCTGGCCCAAGGTGGGAGAGGACGGCCTAAACTCGCCTATGTTCTCGGAGAGCAGGTCTGGAGAGATCAGAACTCGACTTGCATCGACGACGCTGAGATCGTCTTGTACGAGTACCGTGAGTCTTACGGTTCCCTCTGCGCCCGGTTCGATGGGTTGCGAGGTAAGTTAGCTCACAAATACGATCAGCCTAGAGACGCTCGGGACGACAATCAGACCGTCATGGCCCCGCCTGCGGCCTACACCATGCCGCAATCGGCCGGCGGGCAGACCTATTACACCCCGGCGTACACCGCCTCTCCGAATCCCCCGGACTCGGCTTCCGGGTCGTCAGGGATCCTCGTTCGGGAATACTGGACCCGCCCTCACAAGACAATCGAAGTCGATGAGGTCCAGTTTTTAACCTCGGGCGAACCGGCGACCCAGCCAAAAATGTACGAGACGATGGACTCCTACGATACGGAGCCTCTGCGGAGAGTCGTGACCGAAGGGGACGTTATTTACGAACTCCCCGAGTCTTTGGTATCGGCGATGTACGATGCGATGGAGGGTGGGGGAATCAAGATTCTCTCCGACCAGCCCGCCCTCGAAGCCATCACGCATAAGGTGAGGTACCCGCTCTATCCGCAGGGCCGCCTTGTGACCATCGTGGACGAGGACATCGACATTGACGACCGGATGAACCCTTTAGGGTATTTCCCGTTTGCTGAGATCGTCGCTAACTCCGACCCTGGGGGGAAGAACCCCGGCCCTTCCGACGTCGACCTCATAGCCGACGTCTACGAACAATTAGTCAGGTTCGTGTCGATTGTTTTCGATACGGGCAATCTCACTGGAAACAACATCTGGAGAGTGTGGGAAGGCGACCCGCTTTCTAACGACGATTTCACGAACGCTCCAGGCGGGATTTTGCGCGAGACGATTCAATCGCTTCGGTACTCGAAGCGAGAACCAGCCCCAGAATTGCCTGGATATGTCATCCCACACATTAAGTTTCTGGTCGATCAAATCAAAGACTTATCGGGGCTTTCGGACATCATGCTCGGAAAGATGCCTCCGAAGCCGCAGATTTCTACCGAGACGATGACCCTTGGGCAAGAGGCGTCTGGGGTACGATTCCGGGATTCGCTCGGCGGATTATCGCGGTGTATGCGAACCTTAGGCGAGCAGTTTTTGGAACTCATGGCGCGGTTCTATACGAGTCCGATCATCGTTCAGATCAAGAACGAGGCAGGCGTTCCCGAACCAACTCCGATGCTCGGGTCGTACCTCACCGACCCATTCATCGTTGAGGCAAAAGCCGGGAGCCGTCAACCTTCAGGGCCGTCTGCGAGGCTGAATACACTCTTGAATCTAACGCAAGCTGGCGTGCCGACGACTCTGGATGTGGTGTATGGGTTGCTCGAAGAACTCGGGTCCATTCCGAGTGCGAGTGCCGCGATACGTCAGATCGAACTCTATAAAAATGATCCTCTGCAAAAGTGGAAGCTCTTGGGCTATCCTCCGCCGCAGAAACCAAATGCTTCAAAGAAGCCTGGGAGCAAGAGACAGCGAAAGAGTAGTGGTGCCGGCTAAAAAGCGTTGCGACCACGGTTTGGTTCGGAATAATTGCAGTCCGTGTATGCGCGTTTACCACCGAAAATGGAGACTAGCGCACCCTCGTAATCGTGACTGGATTAAAGAGTACTCGCGGAAAATGGAGTTGCATCCAAAACAGCCTGCTGTCTGCCCAACTTGCGGTGATCCTGCTAACGGAAAAAGAGGATCGTATTGTAAGGTTTGTTGGCGCAAGGCTCGCTACTCAAAGGATAAAAGATGGCGCGAGGCTCATGCTGATTATATGCGCGAGTGGTACGCCGAAAATCGCGACAAAATGAAGGCGGCTACGTTGCGATACTTTGCCAAACACCCTGGTAAACGCAAGGCTTTTTGGCATGCCTGGTTCGAGAAAAATAAGGGGAGCCGTGCCGCCTGGCTTCGAGCGCGTAATGCTGGATTATCATGGCAAATAGGCATAACTCAAACAGAGTGGGAAGCAATCGTTGCTAATCAGCGCGGTCAGTGCAACGGTTGTGGTAAGAAAACCAAACTCACGATGGACCATGTAGACCCGATCAGTGAAGGCGGTGTTCACGCTGCTTATAATATGCAGGGCCTTTGTTTAAGTTGCAACTCTCGGAAGCGCAATCGTATTGAGCCCGGAACGCAAATTGGACTGCCTCTTGGGAAGGCGGCAGGATAATCATGCAGGGACTGTGCTATCATAGAGTCCATGTCGGGCCAAGCGTGAGGCCGCACTAAGCGTGGCGGGGATACCGCCAGGCGCACTCGGGCCGGGGGCAGGCGTTCCGCCACCTCCAAGGCCACCTATGGGTGCTCTCCCTGGAATGGCACCACCGCCCATGCAGCCTCCGGCGGCACCGCCGCCTCCTATGCCCCCTCCAGGCCCACCGCCAGGGGCTTCACAACCTGGCCCTGGTGGACTTGGCCCGATGTCTCCTCTTGCCGGGATGCTTTCAGACCTCTCCCCTACGCACGGTCCTGGATGGCAGGCTGTAGATTTATCAGTGCGGGCACTGAAAACGGCGTTACGGAGCGTCGATTTTCAGAAGATCCCCGCCGTCGTCGCCGTTCTTCAATCGTGCCTGAACACGCAAACCGAACTCCTTTCAAGTTACACGGCAGGGACCATGGGTGGTTCGGCTTCCCCGACTGTCTCGCCGGAACCGTCTATGAACGGGGCAACGAGCGGTGGTGAGAACTCAGCCGACGCCGACGCTCAACCGGTAGCTACAGGGGGCGACGATGCCCCATAAACTTTCTCGCCTTCGGGCGAGGAACGCTCAATCCAGGCGTTACCGCCTTCTTTGAAGCGCAAGATGAAGGGAAAGGAGTTGATTTTACAAGATGGCTCGTAGACGTAAGTCCAAGAAACACGCGAAGAAAGGACTGGCGCATCACATCGCCGCTTTCAAGAAGGGCGGAGGCAAGAAGCGCCACCACAAGGGCGGAAAGAAACGCTCTAAGAAACACTAGCGCAAGGCGTTAGGGTTGCCGTTCCTGGTTTACTTCGCCATTTGTGAACCAGGGGCGGCTCATCGCGGGAGGCTGGTCAGATCAGACCCGGGCCCATAACCCGAGGCAACGAGGGGCGGCACCTCGTCCCGCAACCATTACCAGAGAAAGCGAGCACGATGAACGGAACTGCGCAGCAAGTCAACGAGTCCCTTAACCAAGCCGTGAATACTATTGGCGGTACTGCTAGCAACCTGCAAAATTGTATTCCGTACCCGTACACGCAACAGTACCCGTACTACTACACGATACCGTTGTCTGTTCAGTACACGCTGGCCCTTGCGGTGCTAGGAGCGAAAGGCGTCTCGCCGTCGCTTCGCAAGAAGGCTGAAGCCGTTATCGCCGCAGGACTCAAGTAACCTATGGCCGAGAAAACTCTTCCATCAGTTCGCGACCATGCGACCGCTCTTATGGCCGATATGGTCAAAGAGGGAAAAATCTCCCCGGACGCCGACGCGGCGACCCTTGCAGCGGGGATTCCCACCTTCTCCAAAGGCACAGTCACCCTCGATGAGAACACCGGCCAGCCGGTCCATCCGAGAGGCAAGGCCCCCAAGACCCCGGAGTTCTCAGAAGGTGGGGTCGCCATCCCCGAAGGGGAGCAGGCCGCCGGGCCGATTGCAGGAGCCCCCGCAGAACCCTCTCCCGAAGTAGGGACGGTTCCGGGCAAAACAGCCGAACAACTCATTACCGAGCATCAGGCGTTCATCGCCGGTGCCGTCGCCCCACCGGAGGATAAGGGCGCTCCCGCTGTTCAGGAGGCCGGCTCACAGGCCGCTGAAGCCGCCGCTCAAGCTGTGGTCGATGCTTTTGCCGACTACGAAGAGTTTGAAGTCGAGGACCCGGACCTAGAGCTAAAATACCCCGTTAGAGTCCCGAAGAACTTTGCCCCCTCGGCCAAGAACGGGTACAAGCGCCGGGCTACCTACGACCGCACCGTGTCCTATCTCAAGAACGCCGACCCTGTTCTGCGGCAGATGATCGAGGACGGGCGCATCAACCGGGTCCTCCCGCTCATCCAGGCCGCTATTGAAAACGACGCCTACGGGAATTACGTCGCCCAAGGGTACGATCGGATGCAGAGGGGCTTACCCTTGATCGAGCAGGCTCGCCAAGAGGCCGCCGCCGCCGGGACTCCGACTCCCGAGACGGGATTTGACCTCGATGCCGAGGACCCGTTCTTCGCCGAACGAGTCAAGCCGCTGGTTGCCAAGTACGAATCTTTGGAGCAGAAGTTCACCGCACTCGAACAGCGCGACCAGACCGCAGCGGAACGAGCCCGGCAACAGCAGCAGGAGCAAACCAGAACAGCGAACGCTATGCAGGACGCCCATAAAGACCTTGACAGGATGTTCCCTGGGCACGTTCGGCTCGATCTCGGAGCGCAGGATCCATTCTGGCAGAAGGCCGTCCAGCAGACGAGAGAGGGTGGGTACGCCGACGCTTACGGGATTCGAGCAGGAATTGTATTCGGGGGGCAGGTCGCTATGCAGAACGAGTCCGAGAGATTAGCCGCTACCTCGAGTCCTACGGCGACCGCTCTTCAGCAAGCGGAGCAGAAGCATGGGGAATTGGCACGAACGCAAGCGATCGCCGCGTCAAGAACCGTTGGCGGAGGCGCTCCAACACAATCCGCTCCACCTCCACCTGTTCAAAAGCCGTCCACGAAAAACCCCGATGGGACGATGAAGCCTCCCGGTCAGTATCTTCGGGAGCAGCAAGCCTATATGGCTGCACAAGGACAGCCCGCCTAAAAAGCAAAGTATGTGAGTGGAGGCCCCGTTTCTGCTTCGCGGTTGCAACGGGGCTTTCGCTTGTGCAGGAGGACTTGCGCGGATGTGATAGTATGGTGACGAAAGCACGTCGGACGTCGCAAGGCAATCCGGCACTGCGGACAAAGAAAAATAGACCCCTCGGAATAGACCTGGCGCTCCGGTCGGGACTCCCCTTCGGACCTCGGCCACGAAGAAGCGACGGACTCCAAATCCGTAGAGGCGTAGCAAACGCTTCCGACTTGGAGAATCTCATCGGCCTAACGGTCGGCTCAAAGAATCTACACGGGGTGTGCAACACCTGTGGAGTTCCGCGTCCCGAACGCACACGCTGCAAGCCGTGTCGGAGTGTCTATCTAAGTCGCTGGTACGCCGCCAATCCAGCGCAGCGGGCTCGTCTTGCCGCGAACAAGCGTCGTTACAAGACTGAGGACCCGATAAGGTTTGCGGAGCAAGTTCACCGTTACAAGACGAGCGAGCGCGGACGCTTCTTAGGCGTTCGCGATTTTCACACCCGCCGGGCCCGGATTCTCGGGAATCCTGGTACCTGGACAGAGCACGACATTTTTCTTCTGCGCTTGTTACAAGACGGGCGCTGCGCCATGTGCGGACTTCGGAAGAAACTGACGGTCGATCACATCGTTCCGGCCTCAGTCGGTGGTAGCAATGCCCCCGACAACCTTCAACTGCTCTGCCTTCAGTGCAATTCAAGCAAAGGAATAAAAGCCATGAGCGGTATCGGGTACAAGCAAGTCAAGCAGGAGTACGCTTATGCCGACTAGCGGTTTAGGCGGCTTTGACCAGTCGAGTTCGATTTTGGCCGAATCGTTCGCGCCATACGTTTCTGACGCCGTATTCATCGGCAATCGGATCGTTCGTGTTTGTTGGGACAATGCGCAGCGGCATGACGAAGGGCGTTTCCTGGCCCTGCCGATCTTAACGGCGAAGAACGATACAGCCGAATCGTTCGGCCAGTCCGATACACTTTCGAGCGGCCCACAGTCGCTCTACTCCGTAGCGTCGATGCCCTGGTCGTGGTACCAAACCGCGGTCAGCCTCGACTACATCACGGTCAAACTCGTGCGTGGCCCGAACATGCGGGTCGACAACCTTACGGTTCAGATCGAGACGGCCATCGGCTCCATCACGGACCTTCTGGGTCAGGACACCTGTTCTGCAACCAAGGGGCGTTCGACCAATCACGGTATGCCGCTGGTCGGTATTCCAGAAGCGTGTGACAATGGAGCGGTCTTCGATGTGTACGCGAACATCGCGCGACTCGGGACCAACTCTTTCGCGAATTGGCAAGGGCAGGCGATCGTCTTGGCAACAAGCGGTCTTGGCACCGCGTCGAATGATGCTGCAAGATCGCAGATTCTCCGCAACATGGCAGCCTGCGTAGTCGGAGACGCTTCTCCCACCCACATCTTCGGGCATCAGCAAGCCGTCTCTAGCTATATGTTCACGCTGGACTCACAGGTAAGAGTCTCGCCGGGAGATTCGGCCAACCCGTACTTGGGAAACCCCCATCTTCTCTCTGCTCAGTGGATCGGCGATAACCACTTCGATACCATCGCGAGCGGAACCAACATCGGGTACAACTTCTTCTACGTCAATGCCAACCACACGAAGTATCGTTACTTCGGTGAAAAGGGCTTTGACTTCGTGCCGTGGATCGACACGCCGAACGTGCTGGAGAAGACCTGCCGGTACGTGATCGGGCTTGCAAACGCAACCGACAACCCTCGCCTCAATGGGCTCTACGGGCCTTGCAACGACCTTCTTAATCTTTAAAGTCTCATAAACTTCTAGGAGAATAACCATTATGAAACGCGGACACCCTAAGGGCGGAGAGACTCGTAAGAGTAAGTCGGTTGGCCCAGACTACCCGGCCGAGAACTACGACAATCCGTGGAACGTCGGGATCGACAAAGTGTACGGCAGCCGTGAGCACAAAACTCTTGCCGGCCCAACCGATACACCAGGCGCAATGGGCGTTGGTCCCTTGCACGATCTCGAGTCGTATGACTCGAACTGGGAGCACGGGACGCGCATGGTCAAGGGCACGCACCGCAAGAGAGGCGGAGCGTAATGCCTCTTCACCGACTTTACAATGTGTCGACAGGCTCGGGGAATCCGTCGTACCTGACGGGACTTCTGCCGGGTGGCGCGGGCGTGCAGACCGCCGGTACCTCAACGAATCCCATGGTGTCGGCTCCTCGGCTCGAAGAGTCGACGATCGAAGTCTTGGACGTTACGGGTCCGTCGTTGATCGGGCTGAGTACCGCAGCGCAGGCTGCTACCCCAGCCATTGCCGGAAAACTCTTGGTCATGGACCCGATTCAGGGTGCCTTCGGGTCACGCTGGAAACTGAACTCGGTCAAGAGTCAGGCCATTCCGCGCGGGCAGTACGGAATTGTGCAAGCTGCGGGATTAGCTTCCGACGCCGGAGTTGCGGTGAGCACCTCAAGCGGCAACGAAGGTCCGGGCGTAAAAGCCGTGGTCATGTACGACGGCCCAATCCAAGCCTTCTGTACCTCAACGGTCAACACGGCTGCAATCTCAGCCGGTATGCCGCTGGGCTCAGACGGTGCGGGAAACCTCACCGCGCTCAATCAGCCGGTAACCAACGCCGGAACCGTGCTTGCAACGGCAGCGGGTAACTTGGCGACGGCGATCTCCATCCCGGCGCTTCTGAACGTGTATGTCGGCGGGTACTAACTAATTCGTTAGTTGGTAATACAGAAAGGTTAAGTAGTGGAACCAAAGACAAGCGAAGTTGGGCATCAACTCAAGAATCCAGCAGTTCGAGCGCAGACGCTTCAAGCGTACTTAGACCTGCAGAATCACCCTCTTGGGACAGGCCAGGGCGAGAACTTCAATGTCCCGATGAACTACCAGATTCCCCCGGCCAGAATCTACGTGCAGAACTGGTCGCGCACCAAAGCCTGGAAGCGCATTGTGGTGGCGGTTTCTTCAACGCGCGGTGCCGAAGAGGCGCTCATCTACGATCGGGAACTTGCCAAAATCTACAACGTCGATACGCTTTACAAGCGAATCGAACAGGGCAAGGATATGAACCGCTACAAGACCGAGATCCATCCGGTGATCTTCTCGTTCAAAGTCGGCGGACAGACCTACGCCATTCCACCCGCCCGTACCACGGATTCTCCTCCGCCTCGGGTTGAAGTGCGCGAAGGCGCTTGGGACCTCTTCTTGGGGAACTATCAGAGAATGCGCGCGGTTCGCAAAGATAATGGGGCTCCCGACGCTACGGTAGTCGGGGACGAAAAATCCCGGCTTGCGGTTGCATGGCGCTCGCGCCACAATCCCGTGATGAGTTTCACCGACGACGGCGAGACGACCGACCTCGAGAATCCGTATGGATTCTTGGAGTTCATTCGCGAGACGCAGAAGCAGACGATTGAAGCCTTGGATAAAGAATATCTCAGCGCACTCGATCTCGTCGAGGCGTGATGGCGCGTCGTCGGAACATTCCGGTCCCGTTTCAAATGCCAGAGGAAGACACACGGCCTATCGGCGCGCTCCGCTTTGCCGACCCCTCGACGGCGGAATTACCCCGGCACATCCACACCTTCAACGAACCGTTCTCTCCAAGTTCCCACGGCGAACAGCATGGGGTCCGCAGTACGACCGGAAGGCTCGTGCCTTGGAAAGACTGCTACCCTGAAGATACGTGGGCCGCGATGAGAAAAAAGCGCGGTCTTACCGAGGAAGAGAAGGAAGAGTAGATGGCAAGCTCAGTCGTAGCCGTCACCAACCCCGTCGCTACTCCGACCGCAGCGCAACTCGCGCAGATTGCGGCTGATATTGCTACGGTGGTCGGGAAGAATTGTCAGCTTGGGAACTACGAGGACGTCTACGACTACATCCAAGACTTAGCGGCTGCAATCAACTGTCTCGCGCAAGCGGGGCTTACGGTGAACAACTCGACGGCTTCTTCGGTTGGTACTGTTACGGTGCGGGCAGCCTACGCGGCTAACGCCGCCATTCCGACAAACATCAATACTGCGGCGGTGTGATTCGTGGCGACAACCGCGGTCGTATCGCAGTACGCCTTGAATATCGCGATAGCCCTTCAGGAATCTATCAGCGATGGCATTTACGAAGACGTCAACAACCAAATCTTTGACCTCTGCGGAGCGGTTATTGCGCTTGCAGAGTGCGTCAACGCTAACGCCTCCAACCTAAGCACGGCGGTAAGTCCTAGCAACGTCGCAATCGGGACGCAGTATTCCGCTACGCAGCCCAACACCTACGGACTAGAAACGACGCAACGGTGAGCCGTGCCTGATAGAACACTGAGCACCGACATTGACGCGACGTGCCCGGTCACTAGCACGGCCGTCTCAGTAAGCGCGACCGCTGCTACGGTCAAATCCACGCGCGGAAGATTGTTCGGAGTTACGGTTACGGCGACCGGCGCGAACCCGCTGGTCATCACGGACGGGCCGAGCGGAACGACGATCTTCGCCTTCCCTGCGAGTCCGGCACTCGGCTACTACGCGATCCCCGGCGGGAATGCTTTTCTCACAAGTCTTGTGGTAGTGGGCAGCGCAACGAACCCCGGAGTAACCCTGCACTATGCGTAGCGGGCTGCGGCCGTTATGGCGCTAAATCAGGGGCTCCCCTCATATAATCTGCCCGGAGTTCAGGGGGCAAGTGCCCTAGCCATACAAGGGATTGCGGGTGCAGTTCCCATCCCTATAACCGGGACGATCTCTGCCTCGACGGTCTTTCCGCTACCCGGTAGTGGGAACACCGCAGTAGGAGCGGGGCAATCGACCGGCATTCAGGCTTACGATGGGGCGGCCAACCTCGTTCCGCTCCAAGAGACTTCCGGGGCACTCTGGGTCAACGTCCAGAACGCTTCGATTCCCGTAACCGGAACGTTTTGGCAATCGACTCAGCCCGTCTCTATCGCCACGATGCCGACAACGCCCGTGACCGGGACCTTCTGGCAGGTAACGCAGCC